CCTTCCCCGCCACCTCCTGAAGAGCGGCCTCGACATCCTCAGCCGTCAACAGGGAGCCTGCATCGGCGATAGGTACATCTACCGCACTCACCTGCCCCGCGCCGGTCCCCCAGTTGACGTGGGTATCATCCACCGCGTCATCCGCGATCTGGTCCGAGTCCACCGCGTCATCCGCCAACATATCGTTGGTGATGGCGTCATCGGGAATGCCCGGCGTCGCGCGCAGCACGACGATGTCCGTCGCCGTGACCACCAGCGCCACGCCCTCCAAGTCTCCCACGGTCTGCGCGTCGTCCAGACGCCCAGCCGTCGCGCCCAGATAGAGGCGGTTGCCCGGCGTCATCCCGGATCCGTACTGGAACCGGGTGCCAATGCCAAACAGCGTCACCGGCTGATCCTCAGCCACCGACCGGGGGGTAAAACCTGCGACCTCGGCGGCCTCGCCGCGCGCCGTCGCATCACACATATAGACCTTGCCGTCGCTGCTCTTGATGTAACACGGCGCGGCAACGTCCAAATCCTCTCCCGCCATCAGCCCCGTCAGTTGGGGCGCGTTGCGGGCCGTCGTCAAATCCATACTCGCACTGGAACTTCGCGTTATGAGCGTCATGCCCTTACTCCTTACTAGTTACTGTCACTAAATGACGCCATAGGAACCCGACCGGCGCTTCCGCTGGACCAGGTCCTCTTGCGTCGTCGAGGTGGGTGGTTTGGGATTCGGCCCGGGCGGAGAGCCCTGCCCATCGTCCGCAGCCACAAACTTTGCCAGCGACTTTGCATCCTCCCGCATCGCGGCCTCGTCCTCACCCTGGATGCGGTCCGCCATCTCTGGCGGCAGCCCGACGTCCTGGGCGATTTGGAACTGTAGTCGCTGATGCTGTTCCACTGCAAGCTGCGACTTCAGATCCTTGAGCTCTTGCTCGCGCTTCTCCGCCAGCTCCTTGTACTGCTCCTGTTCCTTGAGCCGCTGCGCCTCAGCTTCTTCTCTGGCCTTTTTCTCGGCGTCCTCGGCATCAGCTTCCCACTGCTTGCGCGCACGCGTCAAGCGGTCGCGCAAGATGCGGTCAAGCTCGGCCTGCTGCTCTGCACTGAACGTCACACCGCTGTTCGACGGATCTCCCGTCCCGGTAGCGTCGCCCGTCTTGACGTTCGTGTCATCGCCAGCATCGGCACTCGAACCTCCGCCGCCGTCAGGCGCCATCCACACCCGTGGTCCTCCCAACATCGAAAACACTGACATCGCTCTACCTCCCTATCCGTATTTATAACCGCCCCGTCGGGCGTAAATAAACCCACATCTCACGCGGTCCTCCGCGCGATCTCAGCCTGCGCTCGCGACACCATCGTTGGGGTCGTCAAACTGCTGCCCCGCTCAAACTCCGCGTGATACGGCGCCGACGATGTCCGGCAGTTCCAATGAAACGCCGGATACATCATCGCGTCGGAAAAACGCGGCGTCCCTGTCAAATCGTAGGGCTTGTCCAAATCGCGTATCTGCCCGTGAACCCGCAGGCAGCAATCGGTTGTATTCCCTGCGATCTCCGCGATGGCCTGCTTCTGCAAGCCGGGCACGTCCTCGGCGTACGCGTCGTAAATCAGATCCCGCGACGCGTTCTCCGCCGTGATCACCGTCCGGCGCGCCGCCAACTCCGCCGACGTCGCCCCCCGGCTGAAGACCGAGGCGTCCTGCGCCAATAATCGCTTGACCAAATCCTCGAACTTCTCACCTTGCAGCAGACCCAGGCGCAAGCCGGACTTCAGCGTCTGCGCAAGGGCGACCTGATCCTGGGCCAGCGAGGCCAACGCCTCCTCCAGCCCGATCTCTACCGCATCAAAATTGATCAAGGCCATGTTGAAGACGATGGCAAGGTTCAGACCCTGCGCGACCACGTCCAACTGCTCCCGGCCTAGGTCCTGCGCATGATCCACCACGCGCCCCTGCTGGTCCTCAATCGTGCTGCCCGCCGCATCTCGTAGCACGCCCAACCGCTGGTCGATCTGCTCGTACAGCGTGTAGTCTCTAGCCAGCGCCCGGCTCAGCGCCCGGTCGTCGTCGCCCACGCGCCACGTCGCCGCCACGGCGTCCCGGCGCTCCTGGATGATCCCCAACAGCTCACGCCGCGCCTCCACGTAGAGATCGGCCAGGTCAGCAATCGTGGCGGACTCCAACCGGTCCAAGAATGACCGGTTCTCCACGTTTAGCCGCAGCAGGACGTCCCGAGGGTTAGCCATCAGCCGCCCATTCCTAACGCCCGTTGTTGCTCAAGGGCCAGTTCCTGAATCTCCAGCGCTTTCCGCTGGGTCTCCAGGCTCAACATCGCCGCCTCGTCCGGCGGGAATACGTCGCGCTCTGCGATGGTGTGAGAGAAATCCCGTTCCGGCCACACCTTGCGCACAGCGCCCATCCGGAGCGCCATCTCCTGCGCCATCACCAGTGAACTGTCATATTGCTTCCGGGCCTCGATAACCCGGTCGACGATGTCGCCCAGCATCATCGTGACGGCGCGCCCGGAGACATCGCGGTTATTGTCGCCCACCCGGCCAGCCTTCAGCTCCGGGCAGTCCTTCTCGATCTCCGTCAGCCGCTCCTGGATGTCCGCCGTCACCGCCGCAATGTTGATGTCCTCCACCAGAGCCTCGACCTTCCCCTGGGGGTTGGGGTGATGCCAGAGCTTGTCGTTGCGCTCCATCCCCGAGCCTGCCTTAGTGCCGAAGGAGACCCACTGTGGATGGATCGCCTTCCGGATCTGGGCGCCCAGATGGCTCGCCAGATCGTTCACGTCGTCGATCTTGGGAATAACGTGGTGAAAGCAGCACAACCCCCACTCGCTGCCGCCCACCTTATGCCGTGTTACAACGACCGGCACAAAACCAAAGGGATTGGCCCAGGAATACTGCCCGCCCGGCAGCCCCTCCCTGTAATCCCATTCGCGACCATCGCGATACGTGGCGAACGACTCAGGCGTGATCTCCTGGCGGTACGTGTAGGTCTCCACCTCGCCCTCGATCCGTTCCTGGGCTTCGTACTCAAAGACCGCGTACTCCACGTTGCCGAAGCGGTCGAAGTCGGCCTCCACCAAATCGGCGGGATGGTGCACCTGAATCTGAACCGGCCTGGACCTCGTGTCGGGCGTCACCACCCGGAGCACGCCGTCGCCCAGCGCAGCCGCGTACCTAATCCACAGACTGCCCATCCGGCCCCAATGCGACCACCGCCGGATGTCGCTGATCAAGTCCGCCACCTCGGGCTCCGCGACCACCGGGTAAGGCTCCCCCGCCTCCGTCACGTCATCCTGCCCAAAGATGAGCACCTCGCCGGGCACCTTCGCCACGTAGAAATCCACCAGCCGCGACACCGGGTTGTAGATCGGCTTGATATCGCTGTAGAGCGACCGCGCTTCCTTGTAGTAGGTGGCCAGGACATTAGCCGCCGTATCGTAAACGTCGTTGAGGTAGAACCCCCACAACACACCGTAACGCGTCATCCGCGTCGCGTACGTATCCGCCGCATCGCCCCGCCACGCCGTTAACGCTGCGCTCCATCCGCTCGTCATCGCTGACCAAAACCTCGTGAATACATTGGACATTGCATTACAAATCTGGGTTATCGCGCAGAACCTGGACGATGCCGTGAGAAACCGCTTCGATCAAGCGCTCGTCCTGCTCGGCAAAGCCCGCCTGCACGAGGATACTGTGAAGCATCTCATGCCATAACACCACGCGCTGAACCTGCGGCGCCGCATCCTCATCGATCAAAATCAGGCATTCATCGTGCTTGATATGCCCGTTCAGATCATCGTCGCCATAGCTCAGATCCCGCACAAGATGCACGTCGAAATCGTAGGCCCCCACGCGCACCGTCGCCACAGCCTCGCTCACACCTCACCTCCATACTCGCCGAAATTCTCGCCGGGATCCTCGCTGGTGATCTCATCCACACCGAGCCCGCCCAGCATTTGTACAGCGCCGCTGATGCAGTCCACACGGTCGTCGTGCGACCCATTGGGAAACGCCAGACACTCGCTGATAAACCCCTCGACATCCCAGCCATTCCCCACGACCAGATGAATCAAACCGTCCTGAATGCGGGATGACCACACCTGCGCCCGGACGATCTTGCTGCCCACCTGCTGCGGGTTGACGCCGACAATAGGCAGCGACTGCAACGCCTCGTCCCGTTGCAGCTCCTGGCAATAGCCGCCCTGCTGCCCGCTAATCTCGACGCCTTGCACGACCTCTGGGCCATCCGCCTGCATCCGGCTCACAATATCCGGTCTGGCGTCAGCCCACGGCCCTGGGATGTGCGCCACGTGCCAGATATAAATACGACCGGTTGAGGACCGCCCCACACGCCCCCCGGCGATGAAGTCGGCCCACGTCTTGCCCGAGACGCTCAAATCCCAATACCGCACCCACTCCAGGTCCTGCGGGACCTGGTCCACGCGGATTTGCAGAATCTCGTGCGCTTTGATCAACGCGCCTTCGAGCTGCTGGGGCGTCTGCTGAAAGAGCGCGTGAAAATCATAGTCGCCCACGACCGCACGTACCCGGTCAAGATCCGCTTCCGTGTGACGCTCCGGCCACAGCGCCTCGCCGGGCTCCCGGCCCAACGGGTCCGGCCCCACCCAGACGCCGTCCTTCATCTGCTTGATCTGGGCCTCGGTCAAATCCTGCCTACGCAGCATCCCGCACCTCAAAAAGCGGCGCCTGGGCCTCGTCGCCCAACCACAGCTTGGGGTCCAGGGCCAGCGCCGGCATGCTCAACACCGACCACCAGTCCGCCTTGGGATCGTTTGCCATCGCTTGGAGCAGCCGGCCCGACAGATCGTCGGCGTGCCACCGGGTCTGGATAACAATGATCGCCGAACCCTTCTGGAGACGCATATAGGCCGCGGACGTGTACCAATTCCAAACCGCATCCCGCCGCGCCTTGGACTCCGCCTCGGCCCGGTCCTTAAAGGGATCGTCGATAATCACAAGGTGCCCAGGCTTGCCCGAAATGCCTCCGCCCACGCCGGCGGCCCGCAAGCCGCCGTAATGCCCGGCCAGATTCCAGCTCTCAACGCTCCGGCTGTCCTTGGCGACGGTCACCAACCGCTCGTCGCCGGGCGGGTAGGCCAGATCCCCAAAGACCTTCCGGTACGGCTCGTCCAGCATCAGATCCCGCGCCTGCCGGCTGAAGTCCATTGCCAATGACGCGTTATAGCTGGTCACAATCACCCGCAGCTGGGGATTGCGCCCCATGAACCACGCCGGGAAGAGCACCGAGGTCGTTGTACTCTTCCAATACTGCGGCGGCATATTCACCATCAACCGCCCCACGCCCTCCCGCCCCCCGGTTGCTACGAACCGCTCCACCTTCTGCAAGCGGACGTTGAGCGCCTGCAAGTGACGCGCGTGAGCCGGATAGACCGGTAACGCGTAAGAGCAGAACGACGCGAACTCGCGCCGGGCTAACTCCCGCCGCGCCAGCTCCCGCCGTGCGTGCTCCGCCGCCACACGAACGCTCACGCCTCATCCTCCTGCGCCACCGGCGACTGCGCCAACTCGCGCAGCGTCTCGGTGTCCGCGTCCTCGATCTCCTCCGGCGTCGTCGGCAACCCCAGATCCAGCGCCTGCTTGGGCGTGTAATCGCCCAACATCTCCAGGGCCAAGCGCCGGTCACGGTGATTCCGGTAGGACGGCGTCGCCGCGCTCTCCCCCAACGCCTGAATAATCGCGGCGCGGTACTTACCAAGCGCCGAGGCCGTAAGTTTCGCGATCCGCCCCTCCATCGCCGGGTTCTTCGCCTTCCATTCGCGTATCTGCCGGTCCGAGGTCAGCCCCAACACCTCCCTCGCCAGCGCCGCCTGCGTCTCGGGATGGCGGGGCTGCGGCTGCGAAGCCCAGAGCATGTAAACCGCCTGGCGCCAGGACCATCCCTCCGCCACCAGCGCGAAGTAATCGTCCATCCACGCCTCGGCCTGGTTCGTCTGCTCGAACAACCGCCGCGTCACCTCACTCTTGAGCAGCGCCTCGTCCAACGGATTGCGCACCGCCTCCTCCATCCCCGGCAGGGGCGGGGAGACCTGGTCAAGCGGCAGGGCTTGAGGCGCCGGCACAGGAGAGGTTGATGGTGTGTGTGTATCCAAAGGCGCCTCGGTTCCTGGTCCCACGTCTGCGTCCGAGTCTGAAGGTGTCGAAGATGGTGCCGACGCCCCAAGCCCTACCGCTTGCTTATCCTGAGTCACGAATCCTCCCAATGCCCATCCGGATCGATCCCCTCATCACACAAGATTTCCCGATAGTGATTGTTCTCGCTCTCCAACTCCGTGATCCGCGCCTCAGCCGCGCGCCATCTTCGGTTTGCGCTGGCGAGATCCTCTTCCAACTCCTCGATGCGCTGGGCCTGCGCGTCGATAATCTTGCACAGGTTATCGACGCGCCCCTTGCGCGCAGACGTCGCCCAAGACGCTCCGGCGACAACGACGCTGATTAGTGCGATGATGGTCTGCCAATCAAGCATCAAATCACCTAGAACGGTAAATCAGACTTCGTCTGCTTGTGCACGTATTGCGACCCCGCCCAGGTCACAAAGCCATAGCCGATAGCCTGCCAATAGGGTTCAACAACACCCCAGACCTCGGCGGGCACAAATTGCAGCGCCAGTTGGGCCAACAGCGGCAGGATCAGCGAGGACAAAAAGACAAACCACCACTTGGTATCTGCCCCCAGCTTTTGAAAAAACGTGAAGCGCTCGAACAGAAACGCGATCACCGCACCCGTCGCCACACCGCGCGCCATCTGGCCCAGCAACTCGGGCAGCGGCGCCACGGCCTGAGAATCGCCATCCGCCGCCAAAACGGGCATAACGATCAAAAGAGCCGCTGCTACCATAACTAACGACACCAACCAAAACCTGCGCATCCTGACCTCCTTACTCTTTAATGGTCACAAACAACAAAAAAAGCGCGCCAGCACAGGCCGAAACCTGTACTGGCGCGCTTCTTACGCTAACGCCATTTAACGCTGCTACGTGCTAACTTGATATAATACTCATTATATCAAGTTTCCAATGAAACATAAGAGGGATTATGTTGCGTTGGACAAATCGCCGCCGTGGGAAATTTTATACGTTAAACCACGGGAACCGGCAAAATCGAAGACCAACGAGCCCTTATCAATAGCTTCGAGCCTTTGCTGCTGAGTAGCGAGGAACGCAATCATGCGCGCAACCCGTTCAGATTGCACGCTGATGCTATCCTGCCCCTTCCCCACCACAACACGCAGCTCGGTCATCATTTATATTATAAAGGTCAGATCATGAAGGCGCAAGAAAATGGAGCGCAGATAGACCGCCATAAGTCATATGTGAAAAACACGAGATTTATACCCAGGATCAAACTACAAAAAAAGAGAGGCCCCTCCCGGATGGGAGAAGCCTCTCAAAAAACAATTGCCGCGTCAGCGAAAATCCTAGAGACTCAGTCCGCTTCCTTCATGGGCATTGTGGGGGTCGTGGGTTCGAGTCCCACCAGGTCCACTAGCCCGGTCATATTAGTCTTTTGGGTAGAAGACGAACCGGCATTGACGTTCAGCAAGCCTAGGGTGCCTGCCCGTTTAAGTGCTTTGCTGAGCGTCTTTTTCATGGTCTCCCGCAGCTCATCCATCGCCAGATCCGGCCCCTGGGCCAACTGACCCGTGACCAGATCGCTGTAAATAGAGAGTGACTGGTACAGCCCGAGGAGAAACGCCCCGTCCTCATCCAACCGATCCAGCAGCGCCTTCCAGATCGGCTTTTGCAGCTTATCCGCCAGCGCCACAATCTCCGCATCGTTCTGCGGAACCGACACCACCAACCCACCATCCTGATCCTGTGACATACTTGACCTCCTGGTCTGAGATATACAGAAATCCCCGGTCTGTTGATCGTCCCCAGGGTCTGGAAACCTAAGAGCCGAGCAGCTGACCGGGGATCTCTGCACATAACCATGATGGTTATGCATGATCAAACGCCGCAGCCCTGCTAGGTTTCCAGACCCATCCCTATTATAACGTCACCCTATAAACCTGTCAACGGCGCCCTACTAGGGCGCCGTTAATCATCCATCAACGCCAATGCCTCGCGGATTAACGCCTGCGCCATCTGCTGGCGGGACGTAGCTCCGTCGCTGCCCTCCGCACCGTTGGATGGCGCCCCGCCGCTCAACTTCGCTATCCGCGCCTGCACGTCTCGCTGAACCAGATCGTTATAGATATCCGACGTCGCCAGATTCTCGTGCATCAAATTCTTCGCCACGGCCCGGTAATCGGAGATCGTCGTCGCGTTCGCGAGGAGGTACTGTGCGTGTCCTCGCCTGGCCGCGTGCGGCGCTCGGTATCGCACCCCGGCGCGCTTACACAACCGCCGTAGATCATGCCGCAGCGTCCTGGCACGATACCGGGCAGCCTCCGCCACCGGCGCGATGTCCAAATCACCGGCCTCATCAGGCTGGATATCCGCATACCACATCGTATCCGGCGGGCACGCCTGACGCACCAACGCATCCCACTCGCGCGCTACCTCCAGCAACTCGGGAATGTGCAGCAGAAACGTCGTCGCGCTCTTGCGCAACTTCGTCCGTACCCCCAGCGCCGGGCGCTGCTCCACCGCCAACGCCGCCAGGTCCAGGGCCTGGATCGGCATCGAGACAAACGCATCGGCTCGCATCCCGGAGAGGAAGAGCAACGCAATCGCCGCCCTGGCCCGCTTGGCCCGCAGCGACGAGCTGCGCGCCGTCGCCAGCGTCGTCACCTCCGCCACCGTGTACACCGACCGCGTCGGCTGCGGCACCTGCTGCCCTGGCACCACCTGGAGGCTATCCAGGTAGAGCAGCGACAGCGAGCGATACCGGCGCGGGTGGGCCAGCTTCGCCCACCGAAAGAAAACCCGCGCCGCACTCAACACCGACTCCTGATAAGACAGCGACCACGGATCACCGTCGTTCCGGTCTGGTGAGGCCACATAATCAGGCAACGCCGGGCGCACCTCCTCCGCATTAGCGAGAGGTGTTTCATCCGCCCACACCAATATCACGCGAAGGCAGAGATCGCGATTTTCCTGAGTTCCCTGCGCGTCGCGCAACACCTCGGCGCGATAGGCAAGATGCTCCATCACGTCAAGGTAATTCTGGCGATGAATCACAATTACTCCTCTGCAAAACAAACAACGCACTCATCAACCACAGCGCCACCGTCAAAAAAGAACCGTGCAACGCATCGAGCGCATCACGCGCCTGACGCAACGCTCCTTCCTCATCGTCCGGCGCCGCCAATGTCCAAAACCCCATCGTCTCCAAGATAACCCGCAAAACCTCAACGCATGACATATTAATCTCCTTCTTGGTGTGGTGATTTTACATCAATTATAATCATGCGCATAGGTTAGGTGCAACATGAAACTACATATCAAGGTACGGGCACACTGCACAAATCGCCATTTTTGTCCAAACATGTCCGCGTGCAGTGTGCCCATCTTTTTTATTAAACATTATTAACCATCGATCATCTAACCGCTTAGCTCTCTGAGTAGCGCATGACCAGCAGATGTCACACGAACAGATCTTTTCTTGTAATATTCACTATCCAGCAAGCCATCATCCTTCAATTTTCGCACGTGATACCATATCTGGCTCTTCACCATGCCACATCGCGCAGCGACATCGGCGTAGGTAGGAGCCTCGCCATCTTTTGACATCTCTGCGAACGCCATCAGCACACGGTTTCTCGATGAAACACAATCCCTATCTCGAATCGGATGACCATATCTGAGTGCCCTGACATCCATCGGTTTTAATACTACACCCCGATTATTCGTCAACACCCACGCGCCGTGATACTGTTGCACGGTCCATACAGTTGTGCCACACCGAAGGATTAAACCTCTCGGGAGAGATCCATCTTCAAGCCACTGAGCAACGTCCCCGCGCGCATATGTATCACCACGCACCGCCCAATCTACTGGTGATGCCACGACCTCAAATCCTAGCGAAACCCCATTCAGTGATTTCATGATTGCTCCGACGGCGCATCGTACCGCGTCCCGATGTCATACAGCACCCAATCCCGCACCTCGTCATCCAACTGGGCCGCCGCCACACCCCGCAGCATACCCAGTGCGATATCGTCAAGCATAGCCTGGTCATACCCGGCGCCCAACATCGCCTCGAACAATCTGGGCCACACATCCATCTGATCCACGTTTTGATTGGTGGCCCAGGCCAGCACCATCTCGCAAGCCCCCAATAACTCCTCAATCGTCTCCCGCTGCTCGTTAATCACCGTCACAGCAGCTTTGCGTTCGGCATCACAATCTCTTCGCCATTTCGTGTTTAGAATCTCCATGCCACTCTCCCTTTCATCTCCTAACAATTATCAAACAATGGCAACTCTGACAAATCCCGAATCTGAACTGATTTAGTTTCAGTCTCGAGGCGATCAACGACAACATTCTCATCCTTATCCAGTAGCGGCTTTGAAAACTCGGGATCATCACGCCGAGGATGCGCACAATATAGATGTTTCCATAGTGCCGTTCTGGCGAGATATGTACATCCTCTCGCCGCACAAGCAAAAAAAATACGCCATCCCGTCTCTGGACACACGCTGGGGAAAATAGAATCTTCGCTCATATATAGGTCTCCTAACTGTTTGTACCAGACATAACCACACCTGGCTCTACCTCTTCCTCGGGGTGAGCAGGCAATTGCATATGATGTGTCACCGCAGGATGAAATCGCGCGCATTTACCAATCGCACAGATATACCAACGGCCAACAGAGTCTGGATTAAACCACAAATACGTCACCGCGCGAAGAGGTGGCTCGTCATTCGTTGTATATGCAGCGAGATACCAACCGAACTTCTTCGGATCACCTGCTATCCATTCACACGTGAAGTCACCCTTCGCCAATCTCTTAGGCATCCTTGCCCTCCTGTGCCAACCCCCGAATCTTCCCGATCTCCCGCCACATCGCCACCGGATCAGCCTCCTCCCGCGCCACATCCAACCGCCGCGCGCACGCCAACATCGCCTCGGCCCGCACTCTATCCTCACCGGCGAGCTTGCCCGGCCAGCGAATCAGCCACGGCTCCCCCTCGCGATACGACGCGACGAGCTGCGCCGGCGTCACACCCTCCGCACCAGTCGCCAGCACCTGCAGACGCGCCAACGGCAGCTTCAAACTCTCCGGCATATCCACCCAGACCCCCTGCCCCGGCTCTGGCACATAATCCGGTGCGCATCGATCCAAACCGAAATCCACGTGCTGCATCTCCCCGCCGCACACGGGGCAGCCACACGTAAACGGCGTCACCCCATCCCGCGAATTCCAGTACACCTCGCGAAACCCGCAGTCCTGACACGCATACGACATCAAACAATACGCCTCCGCATGACGCGGCCGCCGCACCCGCCCATTCGGCGGATACTGTCTTTGCAACTTCATCGTATTCATCATCAACGTCTCCCTATAAATCAATGTCGCTATCACCCCACCCATCCTCCCGGCCCACCAACCGCGCCACCCCCGCGCCACACACCGCGCACGAGCCGCGCACCATCACCGCATACCCCGCCGGCTCCCGCGTCACCTCACCGGCGATGCGTACCGCAGCCTTGCACCGCATACAGTACGCCTCCCCCGGCATCAGCGTCACCGGCGCCCGGACCGCATCTTGATCCAGTAGCCACGCCGCCAGCTCCGTGCCCACGAGCCACAACTGCCCCGACTCGTCGCGCACGTGCGGCGCGCCGGCGGGAATCCATCCCCGATATACCGTATCCTTCGAAATGCCTAGCTCCTCCGCGATCTCCGAGGGCCGGTACTGCATCTCCAATAGCCTCCCCAACCGGGCCTTCAGCGTTTTCGTCATCCTGGGCCTGCGCCCTTCCCTGTGAGCCACCATGGCCTCCTTGTATCTGTAGTGAATGTCTCACAGAATAATACGCGTGGCCGGATTTCTTGTGCTAATTGCCATCAACCCTCAACTAAATCTCCACCGGCATCGCCCGGTCCGGCATCTGCACCGGCTCGATCTCCAACACCACCCGCAACTCGAACGCGATGATCCGCAGCACCGCCAGGGCAGCCCGCACCTGGGCGTCATAGACGGCATCGATCACCACGTGCCACGTAATCGACCACGGTCGGTTATGCTGCACCGCCGTAATGTACTCAAAGAGGACATCCCACATCTCGACGAAGTCGTCCAGCTCCGCCAGGCGACACGAGATCGGGTTGATCTCCCGATCGCCGTCCGTCCGCTCGCCGCGCTGGTTCCTGGTCGTGTACGTATACACCACGCGCGTCTGCACCGCCACATCACCATCGAGCCCGTACACCCGCGACTCGATCCGCGCTTCTGCCGTCCTGTATTGTCCTGTTCCCCGCAATCTCGTCATACCATCCTCAATACAACCTTAGCAAACCCCACAGCCTCAACGCAAGATCATTCTGATATCCGGTATCCCCAGATGGCCCAAATTACAACAACAACAACAATAAAACGCCCGTTTTAGGCCCTTTTTGAGCGCTCATTGTTGTTGTTGTTGTAAAATTTCGCGCACCTTCCCGATGTAAAACGGGTTCCCGTAGCCGAAAACCTCCCGGGCGATCCGCGTATCGCTATCGCCGCGCGCGTGCCGGTCCTGGACCTCCGCCGCATGCTCAGCGTTCACACCGTTGTCCACCTCCACCACGGGCGCCTCCGGAAGATCGCGCGTCGGCCCGCGCTGCCGCGCCACCGCCGCGAACATCGCCGCCGTGATGTAGGGCGCCTGGATCATCAGCCGGCCCCGCCCCGGAATCTCGGCGTAAGCCCGACCCTTCGCCTGGAGCGCGGCGGCATCGCCGGTGCCCAAGAGGACACGGCTCTGCGACGGGCTCAACGCCTTGAACTGCACCCGCGTGCTCAACTGGTTGCGGATCGCCGTATCCAACGACGACGCCTTCCAATCCTGCCCGGCCAGGATGGACCAAACCCCATACTTCCTGGCCCGCAGCGTCACCGTCCGCAAAGCGCCCTCCACCCGCTTGTTCTCCAACAGCGCCGTGGCCTCGTCCACCAGCAGGATCAGGGGGCGCAGCCGCTGCCCCTCGTCCACCCGGGCATTGTAGGCGGCCAGGGAATCGATCCCCAACCCCGCCTCGGAGAAGCGCGCCTTCCGCCGCTCAATCTCCGCCGTCACCCCGGCCAGCACCGCCGAGGCCGCCTCCTCCGTGTCCGCCAGCGGGTAGAGAAGCCGGTCGCTCCCCGCCAGCACGTTGAGCGTCACCCCTTCGAGATCAACCGCCACGAGCTGCGGTCGCTCCACCGCGTTCGCCATCTGGTACGCCAGCGTCTGTAGGAAAACGCTCTTGCCCCAGCCCGACGAGCCGCCCACCGCGATGTGCACCAACTCGCTCAACGCGCCCTTTACCGTCTCCTGCTGCCCGGTCTCATTGACCGTCACCCCCAGCACCAGCCGGGAGAGAGACGGCTCGCCGCTCAACAGCCCGCGCAAATCCACCCGCGCCGGCCACAGCGCCGCCGGCAGCGCCTGAACCTGGTCGCCCGATCTCCCCTCGAATTTCAGGTTCGTCGTCATATTTTCCATATGCGACAGCGCCGCCTTGCCCTGCACATCCAGCGCCGCCGCCGCGATCCGGTAGGGCTGCGCAGCCCGCGCCCGCTCCACCGCCATCGCGCGAACCTCGCGGTTCAACGATCCCCCGGCGATAATCACACCGATCACGACCCCCAACGCCACCAGACACACCACCGCCGCCAAGATCCCGCTCCCCGCCAGATTCAACGCTGCCCGCAAATCTCCGCGCCCATAACCTCGGGCCGCGGTCTGAGAATGCTGAACAGAAGACTTTTTCCCTTGCATAACCGCCAAACCTCCCGTATAGTGGAGGTGGAGAGGGGCTCTTGGCTGTCAACCTCTAAGCCCCCATCCACCGTGGTGATGGTCCTGGTTAATCCAGGACCATCACGCCTTCACCGCCCCAGACGTCGCAGCATGCGTCGTCGCACCCTCACGCGCCCGCGCAGCATCCCGCGCCAGGATCATCCGCACCGCATCATCCTCCGGCAGCTCCATACACGCATCACAGAAGATCGCCTCGCCCGACGCCTGCCGCGCCTCGTACGCCGCCACGTTCTCCACAAACTTAACCTCACCACAGCATCCACACGCACTTCCCTTAACCGTCATCTCATAGCCTCCATTGATTAACTGATTAACTGACAAACCGAAAACCCGATTAACTGCAACGTCCCCGCTTCGATCCTGCGCCATTCTAAGCCTGCATATATCGACTTCGATAGATAACCATCACCCTCACTCAATCGCGCGCCCTGGGCGCTCGCGCTAATTCAAAGGTCGCCCTTGAGCTCTGCTCAATGTCGCCCTATAGCGTCGCCCTATAAGGTCGCCCTTGCTTTTCCCAATGTCGCCCTATAACGTCGCCCTTTACGACTAAAACCGCATCAACCAGACCCTGCCCGTTACTCGTTCCTCGTTACAACCCCGCATCCCCCTCCTCCACCTCGATCAAGAACTCAAACCGGGGGCTCTCACTCGGCATCTTCCGCAGCTGCACCTCGCCGCGCCGCAAACCCCGTAGCCCCCGCGCGATCAAAAACGACGCCAGCGACGACGCCGTCGTCTGTTCCCGATCGGCCACCCGCATCAGCTCATCCTTCAGCCAATCGGGCATATCCAGCGTGGTGCGCACCCGGGCCGCTTGGCGTTGCGCCTCCTTCCGCTGCGCCGCCGTCATCCCGCGCACCATCTCCCGCGCCTCGCCGTCCGCCACCGCATCCGCCGCCCCGCCCCCGTCGTCCATAGCCGCATCAATCAACGCATCCCAGCTCATAGATCCAGCTCCCTCAGCAACCTCCGGATCACCCGGATATAACCGCCGACCGTGCCGGAGTCCGTCTTCACGCCGCGCAGCGCCCGGCACGTCTGATCATACTCAAACAGCGTCTTGCCGTTCCGCGCGGCCTCGCGGGCGCGGGTGTCCACCGGGATCGGCGGCCAAGCCCGCTCGCCAAACCGATCCGTCATCGCCGCCAACTGGTACTGCGACTCCTTCGTCGTCCGCTCCCACTGCGTGGGCAGCACGCCCAGAAACGCGCCCTGGAACGCCCCGCGCTTCTCCAGCGAGTGGGACATATTGATCGCGTCCACCGCCCCCACCACAGCGAGATCGTCCAGCGCCACCGGGATCAGGAAGTGCGTCGCCGCGACCAAAGCCCCCATCTGGAGGATGTCGGCGCCAGGAGCGGAATCCAGGACGCACACGTCGTAGCCATCCGCCAGGCCCTCCAACGCCTCCCGCAGCTTGAAGACCCCAAAGGGGTCGGAGGAGAGCAGCCGCTTCGTCTCCGCCGTCATCCTGTCGCCCATCACCACGCCCAACCGGGGCCTGCCCGATGGCGACACCGCGTCGATGGGATCGCCGCCGGTCAACAGCGCGTGCAGGCTGGGCTTCTTCTCCAGCCCCAGGCAGTCAGCAACATTGCCCTGGGCGTCGAGATCCACCAGCAGCACCCGCCGGTCGCCCACCGTCATCCCGTGCGCCACCGTCACCGCGGTCGTCGTCTTCCATACCCCGCCCTTCTGGTTCAAAATAGAAAGTATCTTCATGCCATCGCCTCCACCTCGACCCGCATCGCCTCTGCCGGCGGCACCTGAATCCTGCCGTACTCCGTCTCCTCCCACGGACACCACCATGGCAGAGCGTCGGGGCCCATCACCGTCATCTCGTCGATACGCGCCACGTACAACGTCTTCACGCGATCTCCATGTACCGTCGTCCACCACCCCTCACCGTCTGGTTCCGGGGCCAACGACTCAAACCCATCATCAAATGCAGTCATCTCCCCGCTGTCGATCAGCACGACATAGCAGACGCGGTAGTAAACGAAGGGATGGAACCGCTCTGCCTGTAACTCCGCGCGTTTCGCCTTCTGGTACGCAAACGCCTGGGCCGACTCCAATTCCGCCTCAAAATCAAAGATCGCCGACACAAACCAATCCTCCTCCGCGATCCCCGGACAACCCTGCTCTTCCGGCATTCGCCGCAGCGCCTCGATCCCCTCCGGGGAAAGCTCCTCAATCTGCTCTCGAACCGCATCGTTATAGTGCCTCACGGCGTCTTGAATCGCTACCCGAGCCCGGCTGAGGACGCGAGCCTGCCGAACGACTTCTACCTGATCCTTCATCCCGCCCAACTCTATTGCCGCCGTCATCCAGTGCGACCACCAGTCCCCTCCCGGGTTATTAGCATCTGTGGGCTGCCGGGCCGTCAGGAACTCGCGCCGCAAAGCCCGCACACACTCAGTGGCCCAAAGCCCATGGTCTACTGCGATTTGTCGCGCAGAGTCGTATCCTCCGATGGACGCCTGCGGGTCAAGGTACTCTTTCACGCGCACCAAGGCCTGCGCCCAACGCCCCTTCGCCTCCAGCGCAAACTCGGCCAACGCAGCCCGGGGACTCAACGCCCGCCCATCGTGATGCACCCGCTTCCAGTCAAAGACCGCTTTACCCTGGAGCACACGCACGCCTACCCGGAACTCCGCCTCATAGACCTTGCCGACCACGCAAACGCTATTGGAAAACGACACGTGCAGTCCCATTGCCTCGGCCTGCGCCTCGGTGACGCCGTGCTGACCACAGAACGCCGTCAGGATCTCCGCCACAGCCTTGGCCTTCTCCGCCTCCTCGGCCTGCTTCCGCACCTCAGCCGCCGCGGCCCGTTCCGCCGCCATCGCCTGCGCTTCCTGTACCAAATTCTCGAACACCATCACGTTCAACATCCTGTCACCTCCGTTACGTTCACGTATCAGAATCGCAGAACAACATCAACACGCCTACGCACATCGTAATCACAGCACCCACCAAAAAACCGGCGCCAAACCACAAAACATCGAACAGTTGCCTCGCATCCATCCCCATTCTCCATTCTTTGATTCTTCCATTCTCTGATTCTTTCTACTCGAACCGCGCCACCGCCGCCTGTGACTTCATCCATAACCGCAGCCGTCCGGGATGACGATCCTCCGGGGGCCAAATTTGCACCCCAATCTCCCGGAAATAATCCGCTTCTGTTGGCACCGGCACGACCATGCCGTGGCGCCATAGATAGCCGTCCCGCTGCTTCATATTCGGGGGCATAACACCCCCATCCCAGCCGTGGGAGACCAACATCTTCACATACGCCTGCGGGCCGGTGCGAATTGCCATAATCGCGCCCCAGTTCTCCTCCGTAGCGAGGAAAAGATCAACCGCGACCCCGCTGTTGCAGTGGATCAATCGCTTATAGCGTGGGCCATTCCGGCGCACGCCAGTGTCCCACGCCAATTGCCCCTCGGCGATCAAGATATCAATGCGCTGGTCGATCTCGGGAATGATGTCCGCCGAGCCCTTAAACAATGCCACGGCGCCCGCACCCTTTTTGGAGATCGCCACGATCTCAACGTCCTTCACCTCCGGCGCTTGGCGGCGAATTGATCCCGCCACCGTGATCCGTTCGCACGCCGGACCCAACCACATCATCACATCCTGTGCAATCTGCTGCCCCCGTAGCAAGTCCATCGTCTATACCTCCTCAATCCATCCCAATGCCGCTGACATTAGATCAATCCCTAGCAAATCCGCCAGCGCCAATAGTGGGATCGCCACCCGTGCCAGAGCAGCCTCGAAGTCCTCGCTCTCCGCATCCAGGTCGATCCCCGCACCCTCCCACGCCGTCACGTCGTTGAGCGCCTCACCGGCCAGATCCGCCGACCGCGCTGCTGCCTGGGCCAGCGTCAGCGAGCCCCCAGCGTGTTCCGGCATCCAGAAGAGCCCTGCCAGCTTGCCATAAGCCGCCAGCATCTCCGTGACTAGCCGCGCCGCGAACTGCGACTCGTTCCAGCCGTCACGCCGCGTCGAGCCATTCACCGCCCGCGCCACACACATCTGCGGGGCGTCGTGTCCCAACCCCAGCACCAGTAGCTTCCGCAGCAGCGTTGCTTCCGCCGTCCCACTCATCCCCTGCTCCACCCGATCCAATACCTCGTCCCTATCCATCCTGATCCTCCCTGTAGTTAACCTAATCCTGTTCCTAATCCTGATCCACTTCCAACCTGCGCAGATCTTCCTCCGACACCACCACGTAATACCGTCCATCGCCCCCACGCCGCGCTGTCTGTAACCCAAAGTCGCGGCGCACGATAGAGCCAACCTTCTTAGCCGTCATCTTGATGGGGAGATCGTGATGCCGGTTGACCTCGTCAGCGATGCTCTTCATACTGGTATCGCCGCGATCAAATTGCACCAAGAGCGCATCCCTTACCACACGCACCGACGGATCATCGTTCACCATCACCGTAACAGCCTCCGACGTCAGCTTTTGCCAAGGGCATGTCCCCAACCAAACTGTTAAAGAGCCGCTGTACACGACATCCTGGTAACAGTCACCCCGGATCAACCGCAGCGTAGCGCAGTTACCCCGCTCAAACCGGACCAAGATCCGATCGACCAGCACCGGCTTGGCTAACTCCGAATAGATGCCGCCCCATTCTGCACAATCCTCTCGCAAGAAGAGACGTGAGCTATCCAAATTAGTACGAACACAAAAAGCATCCTGAAACTTCCCCGACGCCATCGAAACGCCCCCTTTTTGTCAACTTGTAAACTTATGTAAACGTTGACCGCACAATCAAGCAATAGCCAGATAAACGAGATATATATAGTTATTATCGAATAGCCCCAAAACCCCCGTTATCTCTATGTATGTTTACATATGTTTACAAGTTTACAGAAAAGCCGCTTAAATTCGTGCGCGTTTTGCACAAAAGCAAGTAATTATCATAAAAAACAAGCGGTAGCGGCGCGTCTGTAAACTTTGTAAACTTTGTAAACTTTCCCAACCCCATAAAGGGGGGTATTTCTCGTTTTTTCGCTTTTGACCCCCCTATACCCCCCCTGGGAATGTTTACATATGTTTACATGTTTACAGAAACCCATCACGCACCACCAAAACCTTGCTGTGCCGCCGCAGCTTTATTAGCTGCTTGTTCTGCTTCGCGGGCCTCCATCTCGTAGATCGCGGCCACGATGTCGCGCAGCCGGTCGTCGTCCACGCCGTAGCGGGCGCGCAGTCCTTCAATGCGCGCGGGCTCCCAGATGACGGCGTAGCGGTTGCCCAGGGACCGGTTACGCGCGGTCTGGAGCTGGAGGTCCTTTCGCGCTACCTGCCCGGCCTTCTTCGACGTCAGCCCGCGCCCCGTGTACTCCTCGTCCTCGTCCAGGTTCTCGTAGTTCATCAACTGATTAGCCCGCTGAGCTACCGTTTTCAGGGAGATGTCACGTTCCTCTGGCTCTAGATCACAGTCGATCTCCCACTGCGCCAGGATCGCCTCTAGGATCTTGGCCGCCAGGGTCAGCCCGCGCTCTGAGATCAACTGCTCGTTGTACTGCCGCATAAAGCCGCGCAGGTCCTTCTTCAAATCTCCATCGTCCACGATGGAGACCAGGCTCAGCATCACCTGGTTGAGCCGGGGCTCAAGGGTCGCGTCCAACTGGTCGTAGTCCAGATCGATCTCGGGCCGCCAGTGCTCCAGGCGATACCGCAGCAGCAGCGCGTGGAGTTCGGGAAGTTCCTGGGTCCAGAATTCGCGCGGCAGCTCGATGGGGATGTCGCTCCGCGTCGTCGGCCCCCCCGTCTCGTGGGTCAGGCACCGGCTCTCCAGCGCCCAATCCTCGAATTTGCGCCGCGTGGAGATCACCTTCGGACCGTAGCAGACGAAGACCTCGGGCTCGAAGTCTTTCTCCTTGCTCCCGGCGCGCAGCACCATGGCCTGCGACCGTTGATACCCTGTGTTGAGAATCTTGATGATGTCGGCGGCCTCGTCGCTCATCTTGAAGTCGCCCTCGTCCATAATCAACGTCCCGCGGTACCGGTCCAGCAGCCGGAAGATGGGCGAGGTCGTCGCCGCGCCGGTGACGGTGATCGGGCGGAAGCAGAGCATGCCCACCGTCTGCAAGAAGCGGCTTTTGCCGGTTCCAGCGTCACCGAGGACGCGCAGATAGGGCAGCGTGTTGAAACAGTCATACAGCCAGGAGAAGAGGACGTAGTACGAGCTCAGCGTCTCGTAGAAGACGTTGACGTCCATATACCGGTGGATCGTCGCCTGGATCTTCCGTACCAGATCCCGCGTGGGCAGCAGCGGGCCAACCTCGGGCGCGAACCGGACCACTTTCTCCTTCAGCATCGCACTGGCCGGATTGGCGGGCACGTAGCGGATGCCGTCCACATCTACGTGTTTCGCGGTGCGGACGTTCCCGGCGCCGTCCCTTATGGCGTAGAAGGTCTTCCCGATGTCGTAGGCCGTGGCCCCCGCCGAGCCTTCCGGCGGCTGGTAGAGGGTCTCGACCAGGTTGTCGCCGATCTGCCCGCCGATCAGTTGCACCGTGACCAGCGGCTCGTCGCCGTTGGCTTCGTCCTCTTCTGCGTCCTTCTCCGCCGTTTTCAACAAGCGATCGAACTCCCGCAACTTCAAACCAGCAGCAGAAGCGAGCCGCTCGCGGTTCACGTCGCGAGTGAAATCGTCCATCCGCCGGATCAGGTCGAAGAGATAGCGCAGCCCCTCCTCGCGCTTAGAGTTGGTCAGCGTCGTGGACCGCTCCGCGACCACCTCGACGTACATCGGGCTTCGGTGGAGGAGCTTCTCCACCGCCTCGGTCGTCATCCCGCCCTCGATCAGCCAATCGTTAGCGTCGTGAGCGGGCCAGCGCACCACGTGCAGCGTAGGACCCTGGTCCAGCGCGTCCGCCAGCGCTCGCGCGCCGGTAGCGCCCGCGTCGTCCTGGTCCAGCGCGACGAAGAGCTCCTTGTGTTTCGCCAGGAGCAGCAGCAGGCGCCGTCCTTCCTCCGTGTCGCCGATTTTCACACCGCAGAGCGCCACGGCGGGCAGCCCCAGCATCCCGAGCGTCACAGCGTCGGCTTGCCCCTCGACGACGATCATCCGGCCTTGTCCGGGAATCGCCACCCAATTCCAGTAGGGTCGCCGCTCCCCGACCAGGCTGATGGGCAAGTTGTAGTGCGGAAGAAGGCCGTCGAGCTGGCGCTTATCGCCCGCGTACGCCAGCCGCAGGCTGAGGTAGGTCACGCGCCCAAACTCCACGTGGGGATAGACCAGGTAGCCGTAGGGCGCCCCCGAGGGGATACCTAGCAATGCCGTCGGGGCGTTGCTTTGTAGGTCGATCTCGTGCATCCGCAGCTCGGCGCGCAGATTCTCCCGGTCGCCGTTCCAGTAGCCCAACCCGGCCTCCCGGATCGTTTCCTCGTCCCAGCCGCGCCCCTCGCAATACGCTGTAGCAGCAGCGCTGGCGCGCAAGTTCCGCACCATCAGCCGCGCCCCCACGGTCAGCGTATCGTGGCGCGTCCGGACCGCCAAGCGCGCCTGGACGTTGGCCTGTCCCCACTGCGGCGGCTGGATCCCGGCCCGCGCCGCCACAACCTCCACGGCGGTCTTAAAATCCATTCCCCGGTGCAGCTCCAGCCACGTAAAGACGTCACCCTGCTCACCGGTGGAGTTCCACGTATAGATGTTCTTGTGCGTATCTACGACCAGGCTGTCGTGCCGGATGGCCCGCAGGTAGCGGCGGCCTGGCTGTTGTAGTGGTTCGTCCTCGTGAATCACCTCGTTCAGCGGCACGAGGCGCTTTAAGTCGTCGATGTAATCTCGAAAATCATCCATTCGGTCCCATCCTGTTCCCCTCAATTGCGTTGAATTCGGTTTGCCTGTACGATTGGCCTAGCGCGATTGGGTGTCGCACGGGCCGTTGGGCTCTTTCGCCTCGGGGGGGGCTCCCCCACAGAGTACCCCCTCAGAACTGACCCCGAAGGGCCGTCACGTACTTCCCACTATGTGTCTTATGACAAACCACCCCCTTTTCCCCCTGATTCAGGCGCCCCCAGCCGTCGTTTACCACCCACCGCAGCCGCCCCCGGCGCCGTTTCCTGGACGCACTGACCGGCCCTAACAACGGAACTTTTGCGGTTCTCTTGCTGCTGACTTTCATTCGTCACCGGCGTCACCACCATCTCCTTATCCATTCGCGACTGTGCGCGCCGCTTGCTGTGCCTGCAACTCCTCACCGATCTGCTCATGGGCGTCGTTGCAGGCGTCGATGATCCGGTCCAACTCCGCATAGGCGCCCTGGATCAACTCCCCATAGCGCCCCGGCAGCCGGTGCGCCATCTGGCGCACACGAATCTGAAGGATGCCGGCGCTCATCTTCGCGTCCGCCAGCAGCATCGACGCCAGCTCGATCCGCTCCATACGCTGCATCTCAGCTTTGGATGGCCTGCTCATAGATATCCCTATCTGCCTCTAGCGTGCGCTTGTGCGCCCAACTGTCGATGGCGTAGGGCACCAGCGTGCCCAGCCCTGCCGCCGCCACATCACACAGGTAGAAGAGCACCGCGTCCCAGACGTCTATGGATGCCTCGCCAGCCAGCGACCGCCACAACGCGGCCAGGACAACACCCACGACGATGGAGAGCGTGCCGTGGACGTAGGCCAGCAGCCGGTGCAGCTCGCCGCGCTCATCCACCAGGAATGGGAACGCGCGCCACGGGAACCAATGCCCCGCGAAGTTGAAGCCGAACGTCACCGTACATGCCAACCCATCTGCCAGAATTACGAACAAGTCATGCATAAAAAAACCCCCTAAAATACTGACCTCGTGGTATAGTAAAGATAGGCACCTTAACAACACAGGTGCTCGGACATCCTGGTCCCTGTTGCACGGCGGCGCGGTCCCCACCCGCGCCGCCTCCTTCTTTGCACAAAGAAACCCCTGACACGGCGTCCCAGACCGTGCCAGGGGCACGCAAAGGAGGAGAAACCACGCGGGCGTCTGCGCATCACAGAGCCGCAGCCCCGCAGAGCCGGCAGGCGGATTTGAACCGCCGACCTCCCGCTTACGAAACGGGCGCTCTACCACTGAGCTAAACCGGCTGAATGCAAACATCCTACAATCCCAATAACCCAGGCAGTGCGGGCGCACCCATAAACCGCATCGCCACGTCTTCGCCGCCGATCAACACCACGCTAGGTTCCTCGACCCACCCACTATCGCGCACTGTGTAAAGCGACGACTCTTCGTAATAGCTCTCGAAATCATCGAGAATAATCGCCGCCGCGTCCTCTGCGGTTGGCGCCAACACCGACTCATCATTCTGCTTAATCACCTTCGACCCCCATCCACACTGGACGCGACCAATCGCCGGGCACAATGAAGGCATCGCACGCTATTGCAACGCGCGCCCTAAAGCGCTCGTGCTCATCGAAGACGCAGACTTGACGCGCGTAACATGATCGCCGCTCCACCTCGTCGAAATCCACCAGCGCCAGAATGCCCTCTGCATCCGGCTCGAAGGTGGCCGTCCCGTCTGCACACTCGTCACAGAGCCAAATCTCCCCATCAGACTGCTCGCGCCGCACAAACCACATACTTGGCCCGAGAGGCCGATTACAGCGCTCACAACACATCACATCGCCAAACCCTACGGCGCGCGACGTTTGATGTTTGACGTCAACATCGTCATCCCGACCCCACCCCCCCAACTGCATCCGGGCCTCGATCTCCACCATCACCGGCCTGAGAATCTCTTCCTCAAAACCGTAGGCCGTCAGATCGTCCAACGTCCCGCTCTTCCGCTCCAACGCAGCCAGAAAGCGCACCACCATCGTGGGCCAAAGACTATCTGGCAGCGTTCCCACCGCCGCCCCCGCGCGATCACAAAGCGCCTCGATCTCATTTTGCTTCATCGCATACCTCATCATCCCCGCCGCCGCACCGCGCCCCATCCAGAAACGCCTTCACAATCTGCCGCAGCATCAGCGACGTATTCGGCCCCCGCGCCGTCACGTACCCACGGCGCTGCGCCTCCGCGTCCACGCCCTCCCATTGTGCCGGATACATTGTTACGTTCCGGCGCTCCGTTTTTTCCTCCATAGACATAAGCCTCCTTTGACCTTCAACCTTAGACTGTCGCCGTTACCCCATCCGACCTCGGGTGCGCACTGAGATACACCTCTCGCACGCGCCCCTGCGTCACATTCGCATACACCTGCGTCGTCGCCACACTGGCGTGCCCTAGGAGCTCCTGCACCACCCGCAGCCCCGCGCCGCCGTCCAACATGTGCGTCGCGAAGGTATGGCGTAGCAGGTGCGGCGTCACCGCCTGCGCAATCCCCGCCGCCTCCCCGGCCTGGCGCACCACCGTGCTCACCGACCGCCGAGAGAGCCGCGACCCGAGCCGGCTCACGAAGACCGCCGTGCAGCCATCGTCTGCCTGGCGCACCGCGAGATACGCACGCATCGCTAGCACCGCATACTCGCCCAACAGCACAATCCGCTCCTTATCCCCCTTACCGATCACGCGCAGTTCGGCGCGATCCAGGTCCACATCCTCCACGTCGAGGCCCACCAACTCGCTAACGCGCACCCCGGCGCCGTAGAGCACCTCCATGATCGCGCGGTCTCGCAGCCCCCGCACCGTGGACGTGTCCGGCGTGTCCAGCAGACGCTGCATCTCGTCGAGCGTCAGAAAGCGCGGCAGCCGCTGCGGCACACGCGGCGCGTAGATGCGCCGGAAGATATTGCGCGACCACGCGCCCCGGCGCACCAGGAAGTCACCAAAGGCCCGCAGCTCGAAGACCCGCCGCGCGATGCTCGCCGGCACATAGTCGAGCCCGTGTAGCTGCTCCATATGCTCGCGCACCAGATCGAGCGTCAGCTCGTCAGCGACCGTCACCGCGCGACCCTGACAGAAGTCGAGGAACTGCCCGATGTCCGTGCCATAGTTGCGGATCGTGTTGGGCGAGGCGTTGTCTCGCTCTAGGTCCGCCAGGTAGCGGTCTAGCCACACGTCCATTCTGACTTCGTGCTGATTCGCTGCTGCCATTGGGCCTCCTTACCATTAGGTAATTTATCGTTCCTATAGGCATTATAGCACGATATAGCATAAATTGTCAAGAGTCAATTTTAGTTTCCCGTAGGTAATGCCTTTTGGTATAGAATAGTGACTGTGAGTAAATTAATGGAATTTGCGGAATGGCTTCATACAGAGATGAATCAGCGAGGCTTTGGACCGGCTGACATAGCTGAACGTGCCGATATTTCAGCACCAACAATATCGCGGATTCTTGGCACGAGTCGGCGACCTGGGCCTGACGCCTGCGTCGCAATAGCGCAGGCTCTCCGCCTGCCGCCGGAGCTGGTCTTTCGCAAGGCCGGCCTATTGCCGGAACGCACCGACCCGGCGCCCGCCGTCACCGAAATCGTCTACCTCTTCAACCAACTGGATCAGGCCGCCCAGGAAGAGGCCCTGGTTATGATGCGCGGCTACCTACGGGAGAAACTACGCCTTGCCGAAACCACGCCCAACCCGTCGCGCGCGGACGCTTGAGGCTGCGCTCCTCCATCAGCAGTTCTTCGATTTCCAAACCCCCAACCCGGTCGTTTTTCAGCGACCGGGTTTTTCACATCTTAACATAGAACAATTGTACCTAGCCATGCGGCTAGGTTTTAGCGCTATCGCTAACAAGTGCCCGTTGCGCTATTGACATTATAGCGCTATCGCTGTATAATTACGTTAATTCAGCGTTAACGCTATTCAATCAGGAGGATGCAAAGATGGAAAAAATTTGTATGCATTGCGGAGCAGGGATTGAGGAAAACGGGCAGTTCGGGATGTTGGAGATCTGGGAGCACGACCCGGAGATTCACGATGATGGGCAATCACACCTCGTTGGTTACATCTGCGCGTGGCGTACTGAGTGCGCGAAGCGCAACATCGAGCGCGCCTACAACCTCGCAGAGCTGCGCAATGTCGCCCGCGATAACGAGCATTATGACCAGTACCTGTGCGATCAGGCGCGCCAGGTCGTCAACGAATTCGCCGCGCTCTCGCGCGACATCGCCCGCCACAACGATGCGGCGGCCCGTGAAAACGGCGCCTTTGCCATCGGCGGCGGATTAGGATAGGGAGTGGACATGAAACCACAGCCGGATGAGATTGAGTTCGTACCAGAAATCGCAATCGCGAGTTAATTTACAATAAAGGAAGACAATAATGTTATCAGACATATTGAAAAACGAGCATTTTTTGAACTTTGCAAACCTGATTCGCATCCCGTTCGCGTCTCAGACGTGGCGCCGTCAGCATCCAGATGCACCCTTCTGGGCGCTAAACGAGCAGTTTGTCAATGTTACGCCCACTGACGTGGCATGGAACCGCGAGGATGTCATCAAGGCATTCAGCGATCTCATCCACGAGATCGTTAAGGCCGACTGGCGCCTTGACTACAGCGCAGACGACTACCATTGGTTCGTCGGTCTTCTAGACCGCGAACCAATAGAGTACCGGCCCATTATTAAAATGCTCCAAGGATATTACGCCGCCGAGGATTGGGTCTCTACGTCTGAGGCCGCTAAACTCACTGAGGAGGCAGAATCGACGTGGCGTAACCGCTGCGCAGATGGGCTCGTTCCAGGAGCCGACAAAAAGGGGAAGACATGGTTGATCCCCAGGTCTGCGATAAAACCATCGACGATCCAGCTCGTGCGCGCCGCCATTGAGGGTAATAACGTTGGCGTGCGAAAGATTGATGTTCAGCCATCTCGGGGCGTTGATCAGCCCGGCGATGAGGGGCCGGACTATATCGAAATTCGCGTCTGCCATCTTTCTAGCATTCAAAACCAGGCGCAATGGGAAAAATGCGAGCGTGCAGGCGTCCGCATCATTGAAATGCTGAACGATGCCGGTATCTACGGGTTCGAGTTTTACAATGGCATCGTGCACGGATTGAATCACTAATGCTGCTTCGCCCCACTGACCCAACCACGGAGATCATCGCCCGCCCGCAACTCGACGGCGCGATGATCTCCGCACGCCTACCCGAGCGCGACGAGCATTTCATCAAGGCCGTCAGAGCCTGCCATCTTCGCTGGGACGGTGGCGCCTGGCGGCGCACCATCGGCGAGCTGGCTGGCGACCCCGCCGACCGCATGGTCGAGCTGTGCGTCCACATCCTCGCCGCCGGATTCTCTATCCAGATCGGCGACGAGATCGGCGCGCGCATCGCGGATCAGGACTACGCGCCCGAGCAGCGTCGGTGGATCGTCACCGGCAAGGGCGCCTACGAAGGCTGGCTCCGCATCTGGTGGGGCTACGGAGAGCCGGACTTTTACCGGCGGGCTCAATTTCTATCCGGCTCCACCTACGACCCCGGCACAAAGTGCGTTGTCGTGCCCATCGAATCATTCGCCGAGGTCGTGGATTTTGCTGAAATGCACGGATTTGAGGTGCACCCCAAGGCCCAGGACCTGATCGACGCTCAGCGGCTGCGCGTGCAGTCCGCCGTCGTCGTGGACGTCGAAATTGACGAGCCCGAGACCCCCGCGTGGCGCCGACCGCGCCTCAGCACAGAGCCGGTGGTGGTGCCCGACGACCTGCGCGACGTCGTCCCGCCGCCGGCATTCACGACCACAACCGAGATGCTCCCCCACCAAACCCCGGCCGTCGCCCACATTGAGCGCATGCGGGTGGGTGGCCTTTTTATGGACATGGGCACGGGTAAGACGCGGTGTGCTATTGAGTTAGTACACAAACGACAAAGACGTATCAGCCGTGTGATTTGGTTTTGCCCGGTCTCGCTCAAAACTACAGCAGTCCACGAGATTATTAAGCATACTGACTGTGCACCTGAACAGATCTACGCCTTTGATGACGACACAACAACGCGCACGCTACCCCGCGCAACGTGGTATATTGTGGGTCTTGAATCTATCAGCAGCAGCGACCGAGTTACCCTGGCCGCCAACGCTATCATCGACGAACACGCGATGGTAATTGTCGATGAATCTAGCTACATCAAGGGGCATGCCTCCAAACGCACGCGCCGCATCACGCAGATGGCCAGTCGCGCCCGCTACCGGCTGATCCTCACGGGCACACCGCTCTCTCAGGGTGTTGAGGATTTGTTTGCACAGATGGCCTTCCTCGATGAGCGCGCGCTGGGATACGGCAGCTTCTATTCGTTCGCCGCCAATCATCTGGAGTATCACCCGGACTATCCGGGTCTTGTAGTCCGAGCGCACAACACCCAACACCTGGCGGCGAAGGTCGCGCCCTACATCTACCAAATTACTAAGGACGAAGCGGGTTTGGACCTCCCCAAGAAGTTATATGAGAACCGTTATTTCGACTTTACGCCCGACCAAACATATTGGTACCACCGGGCAAAAGAAGAAATCCTGTTAAACCAACCGGATGACGAAACAGACAGCTATGTAATCTTTCAGCTATTTGGTGCGTTACAGCAGGTCGCGTCCGGCTTTTGGAACGGAACACCCTTCGTCTCTTTTGAGCACCGGCGGCTGCTCACGCTACAAACCATCTTGGACGGAATAGATGAGGACGAGCCGGTTATCATCTGGTGCAAGTATCGTTACAGCGTAGATGCTATATCCAAGGCGCTGGGCAACGCCGTTGCCCTTTATCACGGCGACCTCTCTGAGACAGACCGGGATGCAGAATTAGCCCGCTGGCGCGCCGGTGACGCCCGTTACCTGGTCGCGACGATGGCGACAGGCGCCCACGGCCTTACCCTCACCGAGGCGCGGTATGCCGTGTTTTACGAAAGCTCGTTCAAATACTCGGAGCGCCTTCAGGCCGAGGACCGCATCCACCGCATTGGGCAGGATCGCCGCCCAACCTACATCAGCATCTACGCCTGCTGCGGCATTGAGGAGCGCATTGAGTTGGCACTGAACCGCAAGGAGAACTTGGCCCGTGCTTTTCGCCGCGACGTGGTCCGCGCCAAGGATCGCGCGGCAAAAACCCGGCAACTCGTCGAAAATCTGTAGCCCCCCGCTTGACACATATTCGATACCGTATATAATGATAGATAGGTATTCGATAGCGTATGGCAAGGAGATGAAAATGGATAGAGATAGGGTTCAATTGGCGAACGAATTCTGCGACATGTTGTTCTCGACACTGAGCGCGATCGGTGAATTCCCACAAACTGCTGATGTTGATGACGCGCAGTTAGAGGAACCCAGTCGACTCCTTCTGAATCTCATGGCACAGTATGATGACCCCGAGCCCGGCTTTATGGAGTGGATTTCCAATATGCTTATGCGTCAGGATGGAGAGTCGCGCATGGAGACATTCCCCGAGATGATGATCTTGAAAAAGTGGATCATCGAGTTTGCCGATGACTTCGACGATGAGATGTATCGCCATCTTAAAGCTTCGCTTCTGGGGCGCGCCCGCCAGTGGCAGTTTTCTCTCAGGGACAACATCATATCTCTCGCTGAAGCCGAGGCCCAGTGGGGCCTCCAGAATCTGAGAGGAAACGCAAAGTGCCGACTGCCGATGTGGAAGATCGGCAGGAATTGGGTGACGACGAAGACAGCAATGCATGTTGTGTATGGAGAACCATATGAAGAGGAGATAGTCATGAAGAAAGAGGTTTCGATGGATGGCGAGATTTATCTTAAACTCCGGGACGTTATTCCGGCGCTTAAGGCTCACGGACTGAAACATTTTGCGTGGCACCCGGAAAGCGACCACGCCACCCTCCATGGTGATGTGCTCCTCGCTACTAACAATGCCTTCGAGGCCGGCGAGATCACCAAAGAGCAGCTCGACCTGGTCTATGAAATCTGCGAGCCTGAGGCGTTACGGTAATCTATGCGGACCCGCATCTACATCGGCCTCGATGACGACGCCAAATCTTCCGTCGTCGAACGCTACCGGGAAGAGCACGACATCCGCAAGGTCGTCGTGCTCTTCCCGGAGAAATTCGAGCCGCCATTCTGTTTCGAAGACGACCGCGTGACCTATGCCGGCGCGATTATGTATAAATATTTCTACCGCCTGCTTCAGGAGATCGACGAGAGCACACTGATCGTGCTCAATGAGTTTCTCCGCACTCAGAACCGCTACGACCTCACCTACAACTGCGTGCGCCACTATCTCCAACAGACGCCGCACAGTCTCGTCTTCCAGATGTTCCCGCAGATCGATGACCGTGACGACTTTATGATCCTCTTCGACTTCGTCACGCAAAGCCGCTGGAAATCGCGCAAGTTCGATCTTAACCTAATCCTGGATACCGTCAGCGTGGAGGCTCAGCCGCACGCCATCCAGTTCAACCGCGTGGACGTGCGCACATCGGAGAAAACCAAGCGCCGCTACGCCAAAGAGCGCAAACGCCGTTTTGAGGAAATCGGTGCGCGGGACCCGCACACGATCCCGCGCAATCTCTACCTGATCGGCGGTCGCGACAAGCGGGACTACATCGACAAGCAGTCGCTGCCGCTCTTCGCGGACCTCGGGTTATGCGTGGCCCGCAACCAGCGTTTGAGCCGTGACAACATCGTCAGTTACCGCACTCTGGAGCCCGACCAGCGCCCATCTACGGTGGTGGAGTTTCCCCATCGCTTTATCGAGTTTGCCGATTTTATGACAGCATCGCGGCGTACGCATTTCGACGTACTGTGCGCCGATCTGAAGGTGGACGATTGGTATTTTCAACGCTACACCGAATGGAGCGAGCGTATCCATGAAACTTGTGCAAGTCTACAGGAATGACCTATCGCTGCTGGATGCGACGCGGCAGCGCGTCGCGTTCATCTTCGACAACTACGAGGACATCCACGTCTCAATTAGTGGAGGCAAGGACTCCACGGTACTGGCCCACCTGATCCTGACCGAGGCTCGGCGCCGTGGGCGCCGGGTGGGCGTCTTCTTCCTCGATGAGGAGGTCGTCTACCAATCCACCATCGACGAGGTGACGTACATTATGGAGGAGATGGCTCCAGAGGTCGTGATCCCGCTCTGGCTCCAGGTGGAGTTCCGGTTGACCAACGCCACGTCCTACGCAGAGAATCATCTGATTGCCTGGGAGGCCGGGCGCCATGAGATATGGATGCGGCCCAAAAAGTCCTACGCAATCAAATACCCGCCGTGGGACCAGGAGAACCCGATCATCCTGAATAAAAACATAGGGATGACCTACTACGCCACGCTAAAGAACTTTGAGTCATGCTATACCGACACAGCCTTCTGCGTCGGCCTGCGCGGCACGGAGTCGATGAACCGCTGGCGCGCGGTCTCCAAGCACCCCGTCGAGATCGGCGGCCAGCGCATCTTCTGGGCCACCGACAACGGCGAGAATGTCAACTTCTACCCGCTCTACGACTGGAATTTCCACGATGTGTGGAAATACATCTATGACCACAATCTGCGCTATTCAAAAGTCTACGACTGGCAGTTCCGGCGCGGTATCCCGGTCAACGAGATGCGGGTCAGCTCGCTCATCCACGAGAAGTCGTTCAAATCCCTCGTTGAGCTGCCGGAGTTCGAGCCAGATACCTACAATCGGCTCGTGAAACGCATTGAGGGCATCGAGATAGCCCAGGAGACCGGTAAGGACGCGAAAATGTTTCGCGCGCGTAAGCTGCCTAAAAATCACAACTCGTGGCTAGAATACCGTGACTTCCTTATTCGCACCTACCCAAACGAGGGCGACCGCGAGATCTTTGTCAGACGTTTCTCGCGTCATCTGCAAAATGAGTACGTTGCCCGCCAGCAGTGCCGGCAGCTGATCCTCGGCGACATCGGCAATTTCGTGCCCGTCGAGAATAAACCCGATCCACGCCAAAAGTGGATCGACTACTACATGGAGGTCCTATGATTATCAATACACCTGCAGATTATCTGGAGTGGAGGGATGCTATGTCGCCGGTCTACGTGACCGGTAAGCGCAAACAGCAGATCCACATCCCGTGTGCTAATACCCTGCTCGTGGCGCGCGAGTTAATTGAGGCCAACACATACAACCCCAACTCCGTCCCGGATACGAAAATGGAGTTGCTCAGGGAAAGCATCGTCGATAACGGCTTCGCTTTCCCTGTCGTCTGCATCTTCGATCATGACCTAGAGAGGTTCGTCGTCATCGACGGATTTCATAGGTTCCTAATCAGCGGCCCCGATTGGCTGAATATGTCGCATGTCCCTGTTGCAGTGCTCTCCCACGACGCATCGCAACGGATGATCGCTACATGGCAGTTCAACAAGGCGCGGGGCCACCACCAGGTCGATCTCGACGCCGATCTAATCCGTGCGCTGCTACAGCAGGGTATGAAGGATGAGGAGATTTGCCAGCACCTGGGTATTTCGCTGGAAACGCTCTACCGCTACAAGCAGGTCACGGGCATCGCCGAGCTATTCAAGAACGTGACCTACTCCATGCCATGGGAGATGAAAGAGGTCGAGGATGAAATGGCGATACGGTGACGCCTGGGAGCATTTCCCCATCGAAGCCGGGGAAGTGTGGGGAACGGACAACGGGAGTCGGGTAGCGGTTCACAACATTTTCAATCCACTGCCTACATTTATGACGGAATCTGACATGATCTTCGTCGATCCGCCGTGGAATCAGGGGAACTTAACTTCATTCTACACAAAGGCGTACCGTGACGATTACCAAAACTGGACCGATTTCGAGGATGTGCTATTCCAGCGCATTCGCGACGTAAATCCGGTGACGTGCTACATCGAAATAGGAAATCAGTACGTTGATGCCTGGTACGCACGGCTGGGGGGATTGTTTACTCATCTACAGCGATGGGACGTAGTTTATTATCACAAGCACCCCACCAACATCATCCGAGGAAGTCAGGATGGGCCTACGAGCCACGACTTCGCAGGCATGGACGAAGCAGAGGCTATCGAGATGATCGGCGAGGTCGAGGACTATAAGATCCTCGGAGATCTATGCATGGGCCAAGGCCTGGTTGGCGTCGCTGCCTATAAGTCTGGTCGGCCCTTCGTAGGCACGGAGTTGAACAAGCGGCGCCTCGCCAACCTGATTCAGAAGACCGCGAAGCTCGGTGCTCACTGGCAACGTTGCCAGTGAGCCGGCCCCCTAACAATCACTTACCAGGCCAAAGAATTACCGGGCGGCTGAATCAAATCAGCCGCCCGGTGGCCCGGGGACGCCCACACGTTGAAGCATGGGCATCCCCGGGCGTGTTTTGGGTCGCAATATTAATCTCCCGTGCGAGCCATCGCATCGATGTCTGACTGCTCTATGCCAGCTTGTGCAAAAACCTCCAACGGATCGACCGCACCAGGCGTAATCCACCCAGTTGTGTAGGGCGTGCGTGTCATATCGAGGTGCAGGTGATCCCCCGTGCGCCAATTCGCGAACGTACCCAACAGCCGTCCCGGCTCAACAACATCGCCCTCGCCTACGACGGGCACTATATGAGCATACCGGGTGTAGAGCGGCGCCCCCGAGAACGTGTGCTCGATCACAACCATTGGAACGCCATACCAGTTGGCCGTCGCGTAAACAACCTCACCCCGCGCGCACGCATGCACGGTCTGGTTCTCGCGCCGCTCAACATCCCCCCGGCCACCACGATCCAGATTGATGTCAACACCGGTGTGAACATAACCGTCGTTGCGCCTACCGGTTAAATCGTGCCAAACCGCGATGTACCAGGCATTGATGGGATACTTCGGATCATAACCAACGGGCAACATCCAACGTGGCGCTTGTGGTTCATCGGGCTGATTCACACCGGATTTGACCAGATCGTAGACGGCCCACGCCTCGCCGGCCGTCAACGTGAAGCGCTTCAAAAACGTGTCAGTTTCCATTTATCTCTCCTATCATCTTATAATCAGGTATATGAACGGGCGACACAGATAAACGCGGATGATACGCGCTTCGTTGTGGCGCACCAAGCCCCGGACCTGGTCGCGGAACCATAAGCAACTTGGCCTGCGCCTCCGGCCCCAAATCTGGCTCATCAAAGGGTATAACGTGCGCGATGATCAGTATCACTATGATAAAAAGAGCGACGCACGGTCTCATCATCTACTCGCTATTTTGATAGACCAACGGCATAAAGACCATGTAGCTAATCCTCGGCACCGTTGGGCTGCAATCAATCCCCGCGCACGCCGTCGGCGTCGGGTACGGCGTCTCCTCCCACGGGATCGGCGTGTAGGCCGGGGTGTACGTTGGCTCATTGGTGGGTTCCGGCGTCGCCGTGGCCTGAGCCAAGTCGATGGCTATCGACGTCCCGCTTGACGTCGTCAGCGTCTCCGTCAGCGTCCCCGACGTCCAACCGCTGCTCGCCACCGCCCACGTTTTGGTCAGCGCATATTGTGTTGTGCTGATGGCGCTACTCACGGACCAGGTCAAGGCCGATGTTGATGTCACGACCGACCCAGCGCTAGCCGTGTAGGTGTCCAGCGACAAAACACCGCCCACCCACGTCTCAACCAGCGTAAACGATGTGCCGTCCGTTGCCGTGATCACGTCCACCACCTGCACCTCATCGCCGGCGACGACGCCTAGTGAAGCATAAAGGTTCCGATCTTCGCCGTTGAGCGCCAACGTCTTCTCCCACCTCGTAATATTCGGTGGCTGCACTATCGACGAGAAAAGAGTCAGAGGCGTCCCGCTGAAATCACCAAAGATCAGAGATAATAGCAGTGCGACGAAGGCCAAAACGCTGCCGAGCACCCCAACCAGGCTTCCGTGACCACGAGCAGAACGTTCTCCGCGATCAAGCCGGTATCCCAGGGCGTCGCGCGCGCCCGGCACTCCGCGCCACACCGCCAATCGCGCCGACGCCCGCGCCATCGTCCACGCCGCCCCCGGGGGCATCCCCATGCCCATCGCCGCAGAAAGCCCCGTAGCCAACACATCAGCGCCACCCAGCAAGCCTGCGCAGCCACCAACGTTGACACCCGGCCCGTGAATGATCGCCGCAGCCCCGGCCACCCACAGCGCATCCAACAGCACAGTATTTTCGCTGCCATAACAGGCCCCGACGAAGACAACCGTGCCGCGCAAGGAGAGTGCCCTGATCTGCGAGGCGCGCAGCACGATTTGCCGGTTGTCGTCAAGCCAGCACATACCATCCTCGCTGGGGTGTAAGAAAATCATCAATAAATCCGGGGCGTCATCGAGCTCACAACGTCCTACCTGTATCTCCGCACCGGCGCCACCGATCCGCCGGGCGTTCTCTACGAAGCCCTCCGTCGTCACCACTACCGTCTTCATTACAGCCTCCGCTCCATTGCAGCCAACATCACGTCTAAGCGTGAATCCACCCCGCGCGGCACAATATGTACCCCATCCGCCGCCACCTCGGTCTCGGCCACGTGGATGTACGTATCCTCGCCGGGGATCACGTCGTGGAGCGTCACCAAATCCCCGGCGCGAATCATCCACGCCGGCCACGCGCTGCTACCGTCCGGCTTATGACACCGCGACTCCAACGATAGGTCCAAACTCGCCACCGGCCAGGCCCGCTCCTCCAGAAAGACCGTGGCGAGCCGCTCGGCCTCGTCTCGCGTTGTCATCGGCAGCCCCAACGTCATCTCTCGCCGCCCCCAGCGCGAAAGACTGTCACTATCCGTGATCCACGAAGAGCGCCATCCATCGGGCAACTCGGCGCGGACGGCGTTCACAACGCCATCCCGCCTCCAATTTACGCGCCACCGCGCAAGGTCCGAACGCTCCAACCGCCAGGTGGGGGCGGTCTCACTAGGCCACGGCCCAAAGTGTGCCGTACCCTCGTACACGTAGACCAGCCACCGCTCGATGCCATCCCCCAACGCCGCCATCTCCTCCAGCGCCGCCAGCATACTGCCACCCTGCCAGGTGGCGCGATCCGCCGCCACACCCGAGGCCGTCACCACCGCATCCAGAGACGTCGCTGCAAGAATCGCCGTCGCCACGTCGCTGCTCGTCGCCGGATAGACCGTGCGCACCACCACCTGCGTCAACCGCACGGTTGCCTCGCCGCCGCCATCCGCCGTAGCTCGTAACGCGACCACCAACCCTGCCGCGTCGCCTACGGTCAACGCCACATCCGTTTCCGCCGCCGCCGTCGTTGACCAGAGCACCGTCCCGTCACCCTCGCGTATCTCGGCAATCCACGAGCCGCTGGCGATCGTCGCGACAACGTGGGCTTCCAGGCGCACAATATCCCCGCCTAACTCAACATCATCCTCTGGGAACGAGACACAACCTTCATCACCAGAGAGAAAACTGCCATTTGCGCCAACAAAGACGCGATTATTATTGTCAGCCTGGAACCCAGCCAACGGCTGTTCTTCAGCCGTCCACATTGAATAGTCCGGTGTGCTATAAACACGCCAGAGTTCCTCGTCACGCAGCCGTAGTCCCTCGCCCTCGGCCCAGAGATCAAGCTGCCCCAGCCGCTGGCCCACACCGGAAAGCCCGGCCCCGGCGAGCAGCCCAGACCAAGCCACCTCGGACCAACCATAAAACGCTAACTCGTCATCGGCGTCGTGATCTTGCAGCACCCACAGGGTCGGCTCCGCCCCGCCCAGCGAGACCTCCGCCGTCGCAAACCCCACGCCGGCCCGCGTTGTAAAGCGCCACGATCCGACATACTCGGTCAAATCCAGACGTCCCCAACGGGACGTCTCCGCCAGAATCTGAAGATCGTTCACGGTAGCGTCCTGTAATGTGGACGCGCAAAAACCTGAACGACGCCAGTCCTAAACGCATGTGCGTTTTCACGGTCGTCGCCTAGCGCAAACGTCAGCATCTGTTCCTGATCGCCGGGGAGTAGGTTCTCCGGCCAGAGCTGAACAGGATCACCGAACCCGTCTATGATGGGCAGGCGTTCTCCGCCGAAGTCATAGACCAACTCCTCTCTCCACCCGTCATCCTCCACGCAAGCACCCTGCGCGCAGTTGTAATACCGGAACTGCAACGTGCGGCTCTGTCGCTGCGGGATCAAAAGCAAATAATCCAGGCTGCCATCTGCTAAACCATCCAACCAGACACGCACAGGATACCGCACCGGATGAACGTACCCGCCCGGCGGGAATGAGAGAATACCAAGATCAGTCCAACCGTTGGCGCCGGTCACAGCAGAGCGCGAGCCATATTGCATCCGCGTCAGCTCGTGACCGGAAGCAACACGCCACGTCCCATCTGAAAGATCGCCGTTCGCTAGAACGCGAAACGGCCCGGTGAAATCGCGTATCGCGTTTTGGGGCATCTCCCAGAGAAAGGCATCCCCCACAGCATACGCCTGATTGCTATATGCCGTGTTTGGATGAATCGAGATGTCTGTCTCGCTATCCTCCCCCTCCAACGTCATAGCCTGGGGGCGGTCGTTCCAGCCCATATAGATCGTCCGCAGCCGATCACCGTCATAGTTGTTCTGCACGCGAATGCGCGCCGGCGCCGGCACATCCCCCTCCGGCGCCTCGACGACAACCCAGTTGCAGTGCGAGGGGTTATCGTCGTCCGCGTTAGTCACCTGAGCGTAGTCGGCAAAACCATTGCCATCAGGCGTTACGTCGCCGCCATATTGCGTCCAGTTGTTGCGCACTTTGAGCAACGTCTCGGCGCCGGTCCAGTATGGACCACGCTCCCAACTTACACCAATATGGCTACCACGATCCAGCGTTATCGAGCCGTTATAGAGAGGCGCTTCAAACCAGTCAGCATGCCGCGCGAGGTCACGAAAGCGCAGCACAACGCGCATATCACGCCGGTCGCTCTCCGCCCATAGTAACGCCCGCTCGAAAGCGGATTCCAGCGCCCGCACCCCATTCCAGAACGCCGCAGGCGAGAAGCCCACACGCACCGACTCCATCACGTTGAGAGCACTGTGCCCCAGCGGCATACTGCCGCGCCGGCGGCCCTGCGTGCTATCCACACGCAACGCGGGCGACGCGGGAAAATAGTCGTAAACGTGACTACCAACGTCAATGCACGTCACGGTTTCCCCCGCCGCCGTCCACTCGATTCTGCAAACCTGAAATCTCCAGGACATACGCCTCCTATAGCACGCTCATCAGCGCACGCTCATCGCACGATCGCGGGCGCGCTGCCCCGCGATCTCACCGATCCGCATCGCCCACGCCTCTGCGTCTAGAGCTGTGTTGATCGTCGGATAGACGTTGATCACCGGCGCCACCGTGCCCCCACCCTCACCGTTGCGCACCTTGTCCTGCGTCAACGGCCCAAGACGTCGCTCCAAAGAGCGCGTGGTAGCCTGATTCAACACAAATTCTCCGGCATGCACCAATGCCGGTTCAGTCTGCTGCACGTAACCGCCCGATGCAAATTGATTCATCCCGCTGTTCATCAGCGAATCAATCTCTTGCTGATTCAACCCCGAATCTCCCAACGCCTGCACCTGTTGTTTGACCATAATATTGATGACTTTCTCGGAGGGGAGACCGTTAACAGCGTCACCGAGACCACTCACTGATCCCGCTGCGGCGTCGGCCTGACCCGCAGCGACGCCAAAAGAGCTACCCAAGGCAGAAATCTTACCCACACCGCCATCGGATGCATCGGCTGCCTCATCCACCGCGTCCTTAACGGCGCCAACTCGCAGTGCATAGGTCTCCGCCGTGATTGCGCCGTTGATATACTGCTGTGTCAGACCGTCGATCACTGATTGGCCTGACCTCTCAGCCTCGGTCAGCATGCCGCTGGTTACCAGCAACTGCTCCTTTGCCTGGGTAAACTCATCCAATGACAGAGACCCCTCGTCCATCGCCTGGCTCAGCGCGTTGATTTGCGCCGCCACCAGCGACTCCTTGGACATCTCACCGAGGCCCGCCGCCGCATCCAGGAAGGCACTATGTGCGTTCAACGCCGCCTGTTCAGCGTCCCGCAGGGCATCGCGCAGTTCGTTCTGCTTTGCAACCGCGCCTGCTGTTGCGGACTCAACCCCCGCGATAGCCTGCTGATACTGATCGTGAGCTTGCACAGTCTCATAGGTGCTCTCATTAGCATCGGCCTGCATCTCGGCGTAATACTCAGCCTGCGCCGAAAGACGGCTCGTCTCCACTGCCGTCGCTCGCAATGCGTTTTCGTGCTTATCCAACAGCGTGTTGCCAAAACCCAAGGTGTCGAAGAACGCCGCTACCGTTCCACGCGCATAGCCATATTCTGCGCGAACCTGATTGGTCTTGGTCAGCAAATCCGCCCATGCACCGATCGCCGGCCCGGCGACCACATCAACATTGCTTTTAAGCGCATCGCTCATGTTCTTGATTTCAGCCCGGAACCGTCCATACGCATCCGTAGCGCTCTCCGTGCTGTTCCCAGCCTGCTCCAACAGCACATTACCCGCATCCAACAGACCATTCAAAAACGCGATCTGCTTCTCCTCGGCAGAGAGCGCATTAACCGACTTACCGATGCTGTCTGCATATGCCTCGTACGCATCACCCTGTTTGACGATGATGCCTAGGTTATCGGCGATCTGCGCGCTCTGTCGCTTGGCTGCGGTAGCGATGCTTTCGTAGAGGAATGGCACGTCGCCCAGCGTGGGATTCAGCTTCTGCGCTGCCTTTGCCATCTCCAGCAACTCCGGCGCCGCCGCAGAAAACGCAGCCTGCACCTCGCCGCTCGACCCTGCAACGAGCGTCAGCGTGGAGCCCATCAACGTCATATCGTCCACCGTGCCGCGTGCCGCGCCGCGCATCTCGTTGAGGGAGATGCCCAGGCTATCGAAGCTCTCCCGCGTCTGGCGCACGGCGGCCCCGGCCTCGGCGAAGTCGAACGCCTTTTCTCCGACCTCCGCCATCGTCCTCAGCGCGCCCACCGTCAGATCGATGCCGCTCTTCAGGTCGGTTAGCGACACACTCGCCTTCTTGCTGCCGGACGCGGCCTCGGCGCCGGCTTTTTCCGTCTGGCCCAACGCATGGTTCACCCGCTGAATATCGTCACTTGCGTCGTCCTGACCGACGAGCCTGAGCTCTATGTCAGACATATCACATCCTTCGTATCTTGCTTAACATGCGGCTGATAAAAAGATCGCGCCCCGCACGAACCGCATCTACCTGGTGCAGCTCCCACGGCCCGCAGTGGTAAAGCGCCATCAGCTCCTGCTCTACCACCTCGCGGGGCACCGGATGCCGGTCGTAGCGCACGGCATCCATTAGATAGATAAAGAACTCACCCTGGCTCTTGCTCGGAGCGAAAGATGCGGTCGGTCACGGCCCGGATCATCTCCTTCCGTGCCGCGTTCCACTCCGCCAGCGGCACCGCCGCCATATCCGGCCTCACAACCTTCCGCAACAGCCTATCTGCCGCATCCAGGTCGCCCGCATCAGCGGCCAACAGATCCGCGACGTCCGCTCCGGTCAACTCCCCAAGATCAATCTGCCACACCCGGCTCTCGTTATTCATGCACACCTTCCTTACCCATTACTCGTTACTGGTTACTCATCACGAAGATGAATAAGCCCCATCGGAGAACGAATTCAGATTGAATGTCACCGTGAAAACCACCGCGTCGTTATACTGCACCACGCGGCTCCGATTCGTGATCACCATCGCCCCGGAAATCTCTTGCTGCCCAGCGACCTTGCCCCTTGGGTAAAATTTAAGCGTGTCTTCCGTGCCAGGAACAAGTGCGTCCCACGCCGCCTCACCATCATCGTCAACAATGGTCATCGAACAACCATTGCGATATGTGATGTCTCCGGGTATGCTTTGACCATGCGTGTCACCGGCATGCGTTACATCTGGCGCCGGATGATCCTCCGGTATATTGACCTCGCGAACCCCCGTAATTGCGCCACCACTCGTTAACTCGACCTCCATTGCCTGACCAACATAGTGCGTCATAATCGTTCCTCCCTGAAATTGAATGTAATTACGTTCTCACCGTCGCCGTCAACCGCAGAACCTCGACCCGGTACTGCACACCGTCCACGAGGTAATAATCCGGCTCCGTCTGGTTCTCCATCTCCAGCGTCGCCCACAGCGCGTGGGTGCGGTTAGCCTGCACCACTGCCACGGCGGCCTCTAGCAGCGCGTCCAGCATCGCCTCGGCCTCGTCGGCATCGTCACGTTGCCCGCGCCGCACATAGTTGGTAAGCTGAAAGCGCACGTCGTACCGGTCCGGCGCAAACCCCGCAGCCAACCACTCCCATCCCAGCGGATCGTTGTGCAGCGTGAAGACTGGACTCTTTCCGCCGAACGTTTTGGGTTGACTGCTGTACCCCGCCACCCACGCACCATTTGCCTGAAACAGCGCCTTCAGCGCCGCCCGTATTGCTCCTCGACCTGGCATCGCCATTACCCGTTTGCCCTCCTCACCGCGTCATCAACATATGCCTCCACATCGCCGCGAATCGCGTCACCCTCTTCCTTGACCGTCCGCTCGTAGAATGCGTGCGAGCCGCCGCGCGCGTGCTCGATGGAGGCATACGCCACGTTTGTAGATACGGAGCCGTAAACCTGGTTGCCTTGCACGCCAACGCGCGGGAAGTGGCTGTTCTTCAACCTCCCGCTAAGAACGTGCGTAATTGCGATCACATAACGCAGCGCGCGCAGCGTGGCTTTCGCGAATGCCCCGCGCAGACCGCCTCTTGCGCTCACGTCCTCCAGTAGGCGTTTGAGTCGCGCTTGCGTCTCTGCCAACTGCTTAATTTCAATGTCAACCGTCATACAAGGCTTCTCAATCGCGACGTCGGTTCGCCCACAATGACAAAGCCCTGATCACGCCCCTTATCTACCTTGTTCTTTGCACGCTCCAACGCCTCGCCTACGGGCGCGCCCCGCTTCAGCGCCCCCACCACGCGGCTCATCAGCGCCCCCGCGCTGCCCAGGCCCCGCAGGCGGTCGTAGGTCGGTTTCTGGCTGGCGATCACCGCAGAAGCGCCCAAATCCTGGAAAATCTCCGGGAAAATCGTTGCCAGGCCCCAACACCCCTCCAAAATCACCACAGAGCCCGCCATAGACGGCGCAACCGTGGATAAAAAGGCGCTGGAGAAGGCCGGCTGCGTCATTGCAGCGTCGGCGAAGAGCATCTCAGTCTGCGCCGGAGACCCGTGCAGTGCGATGTAAACGAGATCGACATCCCTCAACCTATCATAGGGAAAGGTCTGGTCGGAGAGGGGCGGCGCCGTCATCGGGCGACAAAGCACGCCGGCCCGCGCCAGGCCCAGCCAGTTGTTGAACGCGCTCTCGCGGTAACAGTAGAGTAGTGCCTTCATCGACGCCTCCGGTAAATCACATACCCACAAGCAACAAGGGTAAATCCGGACACTGTGCCGATTACATCCCACCGTCGTATTTGTCGGCGTGTATAGCGTGCTCCCCAGTCCGAGGGAGATTCCCCGACGATCTGACTCCACGCCGCCGAAAAACTCCGCGTATTATCCATCTCGGCGATCACGGCCTGTGCATTTCCTAGACCCAGAGCGTCTATCATGTGATATGCCTGTGCATACCACAAGGCGCTGTCGCACCACGCAGAATCACATCGCCAGCGCATTGTCTCCCAGGAATAGAGCAGACCTTCCCGGCGCGCATCGCGCACCAACTGAATTTCGTCGTCGTGCTCTGCCATCTCATTCGCTACGGCCAGGCCCTCAGTGAACCAGGAGGGCACATCCAGCCGCTTCGACGTCGGATCGAGCAGGTGCATAATCTCGTGTGGTATGGTGTCGGATGCTAACTCAGAGTTGCCAGCAACGTACTGTAACGTCACCCCGTACTCGGGGAACGCTATCCCCGAGCTCTCCACAACTGGCGATACCATCCTGTAGAAAGTTTGGTTTGCAAAAATTATGACTCTGGGGCGGCTACCATGCTCACGCACCGCATCACCCAAGATCGCTTCGGCGCTCTCATAGCCCGCATCCCCTGCATCCATCCATGGCCCTTCCAGTCCACGGATATTCCAGTGCACGCAAACGTCAACGTGCATACCAGAATAGCATTGCCATTCAGCGGCCCGACTATTCGGATCAGGTCGCTCAACACTTTCCCAGGTGGTGCGCACCGGTTGTCCCGTTGTCGCGTCTCTGCCCTGCCAGTGGTAGCGCAACTCAGTAAGGAGCGGAAAATCAGCAACACTCATCCTTCCCTCGTACACACCAGCGTCGTTGGTAGGCACGATATTCCAATTCTCACCACTCCACGCCACCTCCACGATCAAACGCACAAACATCAGGTCTTGAGGCGGCACCCAGCGGAAAATCATCTCCTCGGGGATCTCTGCATAGGCGACGGGTTCAACATCGCCGCCGCTGTATGCTCGCACACCGACCGCGCCTGGCAGCAGGAAACAGAGCGCTAACAACACTAGCCACTTATGCCTCACACCACACCTCCGCAAAATGGTCTACCGCGCGGCGATAGCGTGACTTCGCCGCCTCCAACGATATACACAGCTCGGCAGCAACGTTTTTGAATTTCATCCCCTCGGCAAAACGTAACATCAGCACCTCCTGATCACGTTCTGACAGATCAGACAGAACTATCCGCACCGTTGCCCTGGTCCGATAATCGTTTGTTAGCGGATGGGCATGAGCCGCCTCCAGCCCGACGGTGTCCGGAAGGTGCCCCTTATGACGATAGTAATCGACCACCTTGTGACGCAGAATCCCGTGCACCCAGGTCTTGAACGACGAATCCCGGCGCCATCGATGGAATGACCGCGTCGCGGCCAGGAACGTATCCTGGACTACGTCGTCCACAGCCTCCGCCGGCAGGCGCATCCGTGCCCGCCGGTAGACAGCCGGTAACGTCCGTTCGCACAACGCGCCGAGCTCGTCGCGGCTCATCCGGGCGCTACGGGACCTGGTAATAGAGCAAGCGGACATTCGTCAGCACTCCTGAGATCGTGATCGGATCGGTATATGTGAAATCCATGCCATCAACCGTGATCGGCCCGTCGAGATCAAGCCCGGCGCCGTCGGTGTCGAGATTGACGCCTCCTGACGCCGAGACATTGAAGCTGTTCGCCACTGTCGAGCTGTAGACTGCCGTCCCACTGTCGGCCCAGACGAACGAACCGTCGTGCAGCGCCCGTGCGCCCCGGCCAGCCGCGAAGGAATACGCGCCCGCTGCGGTGTTGGACGTTCCACCCGGGACCGCGCCGTAGAGACCGGTCACCTGGTTTTGATAGCCACCCGCCACGGTGCCGTAGGTAGCTGTGATGGAGTTCTCGCCGCCGCCGGCGATGGTCGCCACCTGGGCAATCGTACTCGCGATGGTGTTGGAGATGCCACCGCCGATGAAGGCATACCCATCAACCTGGCATGCCTGTGTCGCGGTTCCCAGGTCTTCTGTGAATACCCGGGCGTTGGATATCTCGTTAGCGTAGCCGGAGAAAATCCCGTTGTACGTGCTCGAACACGTTACAACGTGCGTCGATGTAAGACACCCCGTCGCGGAGTCTTCCAGTAGATATTCATGACTGACATTCAGCGTATGAGAACCAACGATCTTGTTTTCAAAACCACCACCGATAACGCTGTATGTATCACCGATGGCGTTACGTTTCCCGCCCGAGATGGCGCTGTAGTCACCTGCGCCGCCACCTAGGTTACGGAGCCAGTCAAATTCGAGCGTATTCGGGTTGCCGGTCCCGATGGTATTGTATGCACCGCCGCCTATGGCCTTATTAATACCGACTGTTTGGTGATTGTGACTGCCGCCGGCAATTACACTGAGCTGGCTCGTCTGATTGCCCGATCCGCCGCCAATGAACGAGTAGCTACCATAGTCCGTATTGTCGTACCCGCCGGCTATGGTGGATTGTGCGAAATTTATCTCATTGCTGGTGCCGCCGCCGATAAAAGAATAGTAGCCGCCCTGCTGAACAATCTGCCGGGCTCCTCCTCCAACCGTTGCGTACCTACCGTAAACTGAGTTCCCCAGGCCACCGCCAATCGTCGAGAAATGGCCATGACCCGAGACGACATTAACCTGTACACCACTACCCCACTCGCCGTCGGTGGTCGTACCGCCGCCGCCGATGAATGCGCCTACGAGACCGTCGGCTACGGCATTGCCTGAATATCCACCATAGATGTTGGGGGACGTCATGACGCCCTGCACCATCAGCCCGCCGCCTGTCACCTGTGCGCGCACGGTCTGATCCCTAGAGTCTCGGATCACCCCCTCGCCGTAAACGTCGACGTCGCCATCGACGGTGAGATCGTCGAAATAGGCTCCCTGCTGTACCTCGGGATCGGGCGTCGTTAAAAACGCAGTGAGCCCCCCGGCCAGCGCCGACACAACCAGACAAACCGTAACCAACGCTATCACGTGTATTCTCTTCATCGCTTACCTCAACCCTATCTGCTCTTCGATTGCATCCACAACACCCGGTCCCCATACAACGCGCACGGACTCCATCAGTATTTCTAAATCGTCTGGCTGCAACGCTGTGGCATGACCAATATCACCATTGACCAAAGAAATAAGCCCAAAGCACCTCGCTCTAGTATCTTGATCTGTCTCTGGATCATTGACACGCCACCAAAGCGCGTCCTGAAAAACCTTCCTGAACGTCAGCTCCTGCGCCGGTATATTCTGAATAGGATCCTCATATTTCAGCAGAACTGATCCGAGCGGTACCGGAATCGGCGTCGGCGTAGCACCCCCCTGCATAATCTCCGGGTCGCCGCTTTGCGCCAGTAGCGCTACCAGTGCCACGAACAAGCCCACCAATAAGCCGACAAGTCCCCATAGATAGTTGCGTTTCATACAGCCCCCTTATGCCAACTCCAAATAGGTCACGACCAGGTAGCCTGCGCCCTGTGTCGCCGCCCCCTGATCCCACGTCGCGACGATCCCTGTTTCTAGCGTTGTCCTGACTGGATCGCCGGCAATCCGCGCCACACCTGGCGCGTCCTCGACCAACTCGTGTTGATGATTGTTGATGATCCAGTCGGCGTCGCCGGCTTTGCCCAACTCAAAGGACGGCGGCGCGTCCCACGCTGTGGTGCGCACGACCACGGCGTCCAGGATCAAACAGTTCTCCGGCACGGTGAAGACTACGCCGGTGCTGTCGGTGTACGAGATCGCCGCCACCAACTGCTGCACGGTGCGCAGGCTTGCCAGCTCTATCAAAACCTGCGTGACGACGTCGCTGTCGATAACGGGCGCCTTCTTGATGTTGATCGGCATCACAACCTCCTTACGGCACGAAGATGGTCACGGTGACTTTGACGTCCACGTCGCCAGAACGCACCATCTTCATCCTGCGGCAGTCGTTCTCGCCGTAGACCTGCCCAAGCCCCTTGTCCTCCACATAATGCCCCTCATCGTTCGTCGGCTCATCGCCGGTCATCAGAACGTTGATAGGGCCGCCGTGGGGCGTCAACTCGACCTGGACGACGTCCTCCATATCACCCTCGGTAAAACCGCAGTCAAACAGCGTTTTGCCGCTGTCGGTCGCGGTACAGTACAGCGTCTTTCGCGCAGTCAACGTATCCATGCTCACCTCACTTAATCTCTTCCACGACCACCCGGAGGAAGTTCTCTGTAACCTCCGGCCAGGGCCATTCCCCAACCCATCGGATGACATACTCAACGCCGCCTACGACAAGGTGGTCGCCCTCCAGGATGTCCACAGCGGGGCAGTAGGTCTCCTTCGCCTCGCGGGGCGAGTTGAGCCCCACCGTCTCGGCAATGTCCGCGCCCACCGGCATCAACGCCATAATGGACACCGACGCCAGATGTGTCTCCATCTCCCCCACACGCCCAGCGACAGCCGCCGGGGAGCGCTTTGTGCTTGCCGTCACGGTACAAAAGTCCAATGCGCTCATAGAGTCACGTCACCTGTGAGTAATCGTCGGTCGTCGCCACAGCAGTCCAGGAGAACGCCAAATCCTCGCTCCCCAGCGAGCGCAGCAGCGTGATGTCGAAGCTCTCTGCCAGATCCGCCTTCAGCGCGCGCCAGTGCTCAACGCGCTGCGACCGGCTCTCCGACCGTGGACCCATCCGCATATCCGTGGAGCTCTTGGCGTACTTGGCGATGGCGAAATCACAGGCCCGCAGCGCCGCTTCCTGCCAGGAATCGGAGATGTCCAGCAGTACCTGGAGCTCCTCGTCGCTGAACTCAGCATCGGTGCAGTCCGTGTCGCCTATGGCGAGCCGCAGTTTGCCCAGATTCGCCGTCAGATCGTAGGTACAGGTCATCCCATCACCTCATTGTTGACCAGGAGGGGAGCGGCTACTCTCGCTCCCCCCTCAGCCTCCACCAACCTACATTGACAATGTAGGATCGGCATAGGAGCCGTCGCCAAAGTAAAGAACCGCGCCGTTGGTGCGTTCCCAGACGCCCACGCCGAACTCCGCTTCCATGTACTCCGCCTGGAGAGGATAATCGTCTAACTGCGCAGCGATTCGCAGCCCCTGGAGGCTCTCCACGTCTCGCTGCCGGAAAGCCAAAGGCTTTCGCGGATCAGCAGCATCCCACGCGAAGGCGTACGAGGCCGGGCACCACGGCTTCACCCACACCTCGGCTGCGCCGAAGATGCCGATCGACCGGTTATCCAGCCGGCTGATATCCAGCGTCATGCCTGGGGCATCCGTCGCCCGGTAGACCATCCGGGGATCGGGATACGCCTCGAAGCCGTTCAGGCCGCGCACCGTGGTCTCGTTGCCCCGATTGATCGCCACCTTGACCGCGCCGCCGTGGCCGTGCTCCACCACGTCGTTGATCAGGTTCGTGAGCGCCGTCGCGGTGATGCCATCGATAGCGTCATAGTGCGTGTGCGAAGACCCGTCGAAGGTCTCGCCGTTTGGGCCATCGGGAATAGACGTGCCGTCGGCGTTGATGAGCCGCTTCACCGCCAGATCCACCTTATCCACCAGGAAGTCCTGGAACGTGTAGTTGCTGCTCAGGAAAAGCGCCCGCTTGATCTCGTACTGGATACGCCGCAGGTGCGCCTTCTCCGCCGCCTGCACCGCCTGCGCCATGTCCGCCGGCGTATGCGTCTCGAACCACTTGCGCGTCCAACCAACAGCGTACTGGAAGAGGCGCAGCGGGAAGCCCACCGTCGCGCCGGAGACGGGCGCCTGCGTCGGCGCCCGCCCGTATTCGTCAACCTCGATCATCTCGCCGTCCACGCTGGTGCCGTAGCGGCGCTGACGCTCCGAGGTAATCTCACACAACCCAGCGACCATATCGTTGACCAGCGCGTTATGCGCAGCCACGTCAGCCGCCAGAACGGCCTGGATCGTGTCCAAACCAAACTCCGCAGCGCTCTGAAACCGCGTTGCCAGGAGCTTGCTAATGTCGTAAAGCCCGGTTTTTGTAGCCATAGTTCTTTCTCCTTATCTGCTAAGCCCGGGGCTAAGCTACCCGCAGGGCCAGCACGTACACGACACCAGCGCCTACGTCGCTGCCGCCATCGTCATCGGTCGTCGTCACCCGCAGCGTACCGCCCGCGGCGATCTCGTGCTGCGCATCGTCGATTTGACCCGCTCGCACCACAACCGTATCCACCCCCGACCAGTCCATAGCGTCGGTGATAGCGTTGGCGCCATTCTTGACCTGGATCGTATCCGACGCTTCCCCGGCTGCGGTATGCACGGCCCACACGTCGATGACGCGCTCCTTGTGCGTCAGCGTCACGTCCGTGTCGCCCGCAGCCCCGCCGGCGATGTCGACCCGGTGCAGCACCGGGACGCCGCCGATAACGTTGGCGTCCGCCACGTTGCCCATCACCGTACCGGTGAGGGCATTATCGGCGATCTTATCCTCGGTCACCTGGTCATCGCCAATGTGCGCCGTATCGATGGCGCCGTCCGCGATCTGATCGGAATCCACCGCGTCATCCGCGATCATCGAGTTTTCAACCGCATCGGCGGCGATGGTCAGCGCGACAGATGCGTCGCCCAGATCGGTGTGATCTCCCGACCCGGTCACGTCGCCGCTGAAGGTATGTCCGGGGTCCTTCCCCGCCACCTCCTGAAGAGCGGCCTCGACATCCTCAGCCGTCAACAGGGAGCCTGCATCGGCGATAGGTACATCTACCGCACTCACCTGCCCCGCGCCGGTCCCCCAG